GGGAGTTTAATAGCTGCCATCTTATGCCCTTACCTTGCGAGGTAATCCAAAACCAACAAAGGGCGGCGCATAAAAACACGCCGCCCTTCAGACATAGCCGCCAAGGGCTTACTTGAGGTGGGCCACTGCCGCCCGGGCTTCTGCCGCACGAGCTACTGCCTGCCGGCCGCGCTCCATTTCAGCGGCGAGGCGGCCGGAAATGCGGGTTTCGCGTTCGACGACTGGTGCAGCGGCCGGTGTTTCACCCAACTTGTCAACCACCGGAGTTGCTGGTGTTTCGACTTCGGCTTTGGCCGCACGGGCTTCGGCTTCGACGGGGGCGATTGGCTCATCGGAGATCATCGTCGTAAACGGCGATGGGGCGTCGAGCACCTTGTCGTCGTCTTCGGCTTCGGTAACGGTGACTTCCGGCTTCTCGTCGTCGAGTTCCGGCAGCGAGGCGAGGATGTCCCCGAGGGTGTCGGTTTCCGCTTCGGCTTCGACTTCGCCCTTCGCCTTGCGTGCACGGGTGGCTTCAACCAGCTGCTGCACTTTCGATGATACTGCCATTGTGGAATTCCTTCGTTTGGGGGTTGGTTATTTCTTGCTCTTGGACTCTTGTACCAGATGCGGTTCGAGCAAGTCAAGCAGCTTGACGCGGCTGACACCAAAGTGCTGCAAGGCACCCGGCACCGACTTCTCGACATATTCGGCGGCAACGTCGAGGACTTTCTTCGAGTGCACACTCGACGCCGCTGCCGGCGACAGTGCCACGATAGCGGCGTTCGCCAGCGCCGACTGCAGTGCTTCGCGGTTCTTGGCGTCAACGTCGACACCGAGCTTGTTGATGAACTTCACAACTCCGGTAACGATGGCGGCTGTGAGGATCGGGACCATGGCGGTGACCACGGGGGCCAACGCAGAGGTCAGGAGTGCTAAGATGCTGTCCATGGTGGTGTCTTTCAGCCGAGGGCTTTGTGGAGCGCTGCTCTGGTCATGGGGCCGGCGATACCGTCGGCGGTGAGCTTGTTGTTCTTCTGGAACGCACGCACGTCAATTGGCCCGTATCCGAGGACAACAAGCGATAGGCGAACCAGATAGTCGAGCCGGTCATCGTAGCCGTTGAGGCCGCCATTGATGCGACGTGTGATCATCTCGACATTGCCGACATCAGCATAGTCGTTGAGCTTGCGCGTCGACCAATACCATACCGGGCCGAGCCCTTCCCACGGCGCGGTCAGCACCGCTTCCGGGTTGGACACGAAATTCGGAACGGTGCCACCGATGTTGGCGAGGCACCAGTTATAGTATTCCAGATAGTTGGCCTTTCCTGTGATCTGGATCGGCGTGCGGCCCATGTAGAGCTTGCCATCGCCGTCACGTGCTGCGGTGTTGCCGAGATCCGTTCTGGTGTCATAGCGCGCCTGTGCGGCCGTCGGCCCCCAGATTTCGCGGTCGTAGCGGAACTCGCCGCTTTCGTGCATGAGCTGGGCAAAATACTGGACAGCACGGCGGTTGATATCGAGGCCGAACTTCGGATAGGCAGCGACGGCGTCGAGAGCCACCACTGCATTTGCGACGTTAACTTTGCCCTTCTGGGCCTTCTGTAGATCTGCGAGGTTCAACATTGGGGGTTTACCTTCCGGGGTAAGTTAGACTGTGGATACTGCAGTCCACATCGCATCGACATCGATTGGCTGCAGGCCGAATGCGCCGGTAAGCGAGATGACAAGCGGGTGCATTCTGTCGAACCCGTCTGCCTCTTCCCACTCAATCAGCGCGATTTCACGGTCAGCATCGTCGGGTATAGCATTGATCGCAGCGGCGATGCTGTCAGTGGAAATGTTGAGCTGCCGCATCCCAAGCCGGAACTGTCGGCGTGTGAGAGGCGCAAGGTTGGCCCGGGCCTCTTCCGGTGACGGGGCAACATATGCGTCGATGTTGCCGGCAGCGAGAACCTCCTCATACAGCGCCGACGTTTCAGCATCGTCCGGCTGCAGTGTTGTGGGGATCCACCCATAAACAGGGTGGTTGATTTCGCAGTCAATTGTTCCGTGCCTGTTGTAGGCGGGAAGTCGAAATTCCATATTCTTTCTCCTTTACGAAATTCGCACCCACAGGGACACACGAGTGCCGAGCGTGCCTGCGTTCGACCGGCTCATGCACCGCCAGCTGCCGCCGGGGCTCGCTCCTGTTCCGCCGTCTGCATCTGCGTAATTCAAGTTGCCACCTGATCGCACGTCGTCAGGTGACGCGACTGAGTTGACCTGCGTGTACAGCATTGCATAGCTGCCGACAGCACCTGCACCGATCTGCTTTGTGCCGTCCTGCACTACGCTGAGCGTATTGACTGCGTGGGTGTGGGAGTACCCGGAAACGTCGTTCGAAGACGAGGCGCTGAGTGTGGACGGTAGACCAAGCGTAATCGTCCTGTTTGCACTGAGGTCGCCGCCACCTTCCATACCAAACCCGGCGTTGATCAGGCGGGCGGAAAAGTTAGCTTTGACATATGCGGTTGTCGCCACGCGGGTGGTGTCGTTCGCAGTGGCTTGGGTGAGTGCTGTAACCTGCCCGGTGAAGTCCGCGCCGTCGAGGCGGGCCAGCTGGGTAAGCTGCGACTGGTTCACCACCAGAGTGCCCGCAGTAAACTGCAGGCCGTTGCCGAGGCCAACTTCCTGCGCATCGCCAGTACCTGCTGTATAGCGGCCGACGAGAGCTGCGGTCCCCATGATGACCTTGTGGGCTTCGTTCCACGAAGACGGCCGGATGAGCGACGCATCGGCGCTGTCCGCCTTGGCAGACTGGAAATTATGTTTGACTTCGATTGCCATTTTGCATCCCTCTTCAAGTTACCACGAAGGTAACCCAATCCTCTTTGATTTGGTTTTCGCTCGTGGTGATCTTGACAACCACCCGGTACTCCCCGCTGGAAAGCCCGCCGCTGACGTAGAATACCACCAGTTTGCCTGTCGTGTCCACTACGAACATGTCGACATAGAAATCGTCTGCCGGGGCCGGCACCGAAGCGGCGACCGCTGTGATTGTCTCATCACTTTCCAGCCAGTTTACGTAATCGACCGTGTATTTTTTACGGTCGGCCACAGCCTTTCGAAACTTACCAATCTGCATGCTGCACCTACCTCTGCACTGTGGCTATGTCTTGGACCGCTGCCACAATAGACAGCTTGTTTTCTGGTGGCACGAACACGCTGTCGCTATCGTCATCCGCATCGACAAATGCTGTGAAGCTTCGGAACACTGCCATGTCTTGGGCTTCGCTTACCGCGAAGGTAACCAGTGTCTTGCTCGACAACGTGAACGATGCAACGTCGGGTAGCTCCGAAATGGAGAACGTGGCGAACGTTGTGGAGCTTGTTGCAAAGCTCGCAGTGTCTTGTGGCTCGGTTACGGCCAGTGTCGCTACCGTCGTGGACGTTGCCACAAAACCAGCAGTGTCCTGTGCTTCTGTTACCGCGAAGGTAAGCGCCGCAGCAAGCTCGACCGTAACGGCGGCTATATCTGGCGCTTCTGCCACAGCAAAACTAGCGAACGTCGTGGAAGTTGTAGCAAACGCTGCTACGTCCGGCACCTCGTCAAGATTGAAGTACAGGTATGCGTTCGTATCGAGCGCCACAGTAAGTGCTGCAACGTCTTGCGCTTCGGTGGCTGCTATTGCCACAACTGTTGTCGCGTCGGATGTGAATGACGCTGTGTCCTGCGCTTCTGTAACGTCGATAGAAACCAGCCGGGCGACGGACACAGTAAATGATGCTATGTCCTGCGTGTCAGTAACAGCCATATTCAGCACCGCCACAATAGCAGTGCTGAATGAAGCAGTATCCTGTGCTTCAGTGGCGCTCAACTGAAGGCTATACTCGCTCTGGAAAGCGAATGTATCAAACGCCGTACTTTGGAACGCCCCGTCAGCCATAACGGCCCCCTATGGGTTAGCCGTGGGTAATCGTGCCGGCGGTTACCTGCACGGTCTGGCCGGTGCTGATCGACGTGGCGTTGATGATGATATTGGTGCCAGACGTTCCGACTGTGAGGCCGCTGCAGATCGTGGTGCCACCGGACGTGCGCAGCTCTGCGAGGGCCGCAACGCCGGTCGCAGTGGCGGCCACAGTGCGGGGCAGCGAGGCGACGGTGAGAACACCACCTGCGACCGTAAACGCTGGCGTAGCGAACGGCACAGAGGCGAGGACGCCGGTTGCGCCGGAAAGGGCGGCTGTGCCAATGACAAGCAGCGCACCTGCGCCTAGGGCGTCGATGACTGCCTGCATGCGGGCATTCTTCATTGTGACAGAGTAGACGACGGCCATGTGGCGCTCCTGTTATCGGTTTGCAAAATCCTGCGGGTATGTCCACCGCTGCGCGCCGAGAGAGTTTTCGGCGTTGACGGCGTTTCTTGCCCGCGCTGCGCCACCCTTGTATCGCATCAGGTGGTATTGCGCAAGCACGGTGTTTGAGTAGGGCTTGGATGGTTGGGACATCATGCGGGCGAGCACGCCGTCAAGCAACTCGTCTCCATACCTGTCAACAAGCTCGAATGGGATGATCGGGTAAGCATCACGCGCCACGGGGTCGGTAACAGTCAGCACGACTTCTGCGGAATACGACGTGTCAACATTCACCGGGGAAGACAGCCTGATGGTCCCGATAGCTGGCATGGTCGCCCCGCGCACACCGAGGTCGTCTTTCCACACGCCGATGAGGCGGACGATGCGGCCGGCGAATGGGACGATATCTGCGGTACTCTCCCCAGCATCGACACTGAAAGGAACCTTCTCGCGCCACGTGTTACTGAGCATGAAAAAGTCTCTGCAGACGTTGAACAGCTCAAGCTGGATAGCGTTGTCAAACGCCCCCGGCAGATGAACCCGTGCGTTGTCCATGATCCGTGCGAATGGGGTGGCCATGTCTGATCCTTATGCCGGTGTCGTCATGAGCTGTGCGACGAATTTGTTGAGGAACACAGAGGCGCGGCTGTCGGTCGTGTCTTCGTTATCCTGAAGCTGGACATGCCCGCACATGTAATAAAGGAACGCCGACTGATACCCCCTCGGGACAGGGACCGGCGTGGACAGCGGCGACGACACGACAGATACCACCTCATTGCGGATGAACAGATCCGGTCGCAGGCGGTACGCTTCGTCAAAGGCGAGGTCGAGCGCCAGCTTGTACTGCTCATCAGGGTAGCGGGGGTCCGCCGTCGTGTCCTGCATCTGGATGCGGGCGGAAGTGATGTAATCTTGGATTGTGTTCACAGGGCATCCCTCTTGTTGGGGGTACTGTACATGAAAAAAGAGGCGGACACAACGGCCCGCCTCTCAATTGTTACCCTGCGAGGTAACTTAGCCCTTGGTGATGACAGCCTGTGTCAGCGCGACGTTGTCGATCACGCTGTAGCCGTAAACCTGCAGGCCGCGCAGGATGGTGCCGAAGGTCTGCTCGGAACGCATGCTCTCGACGTTGTTGATCTGCGATGCGAAGGTCAGCGCGTGGGCGTGGCCGGCGTAAACAACAGACTCCCCGGCGGCGAGGCCGGCAGCGACGCCCTGCGGAAGCAGGTTCGACACATAGATGGTGAAGCGATCCACCATGCCGATGCGGCCGTTGCGGAGCATCGAGACACCATCGCCGGACAGATACGCCTGACGAAGTTCCGAACGCTTGATCATGGTCGAGAACCACGTCGGGACAACCAGCCAGCGCCCCTGCTCGGGGATGTTCTGCTCGTCGAGCACCTGACCGAGGCGCAGGATCACATCGATAACATCTACTTCGCCGGTCGTGGCGTTGTCAGCAACAACGGCCAGCGGTGTGCCGGTGACGCCGAGGTTGATGTCGGCGGACACCTTGCCGGCGGTGACGCCCCGGTTGGTGGTGGCGGCGGCCTTGTTGTAGAGGCTGGTCAGAACTTCGGTGTCGACAACGATCTTCATCTGCTCGGAGGCGTCGTCGGCCCAGAGAGACATGTTCTGGATGTCCGACTGGACTTCCATGACATCGTCGAGGATCGTGTTGAAGTACTTGCCCTTGTCGATTGTCAGGTCGACAACGGAGCCCTTCGGACGTTCGAGTTCCAGCAGGCCGTCGGCCTTGTAGTCCTTGATCGTGATCGTCGGCTTCGTGCGGATCTTGACAGTGTCGCCCTTGTTCTTGATTTCACCTTCATAGTCGGTGTTCGAGATGGCGGCGAGGACGGTGGCGGCATAGAACTTTTCGATCAGCTTGCCGGACCAGATTTCGGGGATAAAGCCGGCGGCCTTCAGGCCGTTGCCGGTGGAACCGACCGGGTAGATCGGGGGAACTGTGCCAGAGGTGGCGACGGGAAACGGCATTGTCTTGCTCCGATAATGCGTGAAAAGGGTTTTACGAGGTTACGCGCCCTTCAGCCTGCGCCTTGAAGATCATGGCTTCGAGCCTGTCCTTCTCAGCTTCGTTCCCCCGGTAATGGCCCTTGTTGACCATGGAGTAGAACGCGGCGATCTGCGCGGTTGTGATGGTTTCCTTTTCACCGGGGGGCGTGGTCGCTGCCGGTGCCTTGGCTCTGCCCGGGGCCGCGAATGTCGAGAGCGGGACTTTGCCATTCGGCTTGGCCGGCTCGCTGACCTTCGTGGGGTCCGTTGCAGCCTCATCTGCGAGGAAGCCTTTGAAGAACCGCAACACCCGCTGGCTGTCACCTTGGGCGAATGCTTCCTTCAGCATGTTGATACGTATAACACCAGAAAAAGGATCTGGCAAGTTCACCCATGAAAGAAATTCAGGGTCGCGGTTGATTTCGCGCCAGTTGGCGAGGCCGTCGTCGAGATCGCGGTACGTCTGCTGCGTTCGCGAGAGCTGTGTCGTCTCGGAAACCTGCCCGACCTTGCCGGAAAGCTGCTCGAACTTCCGCTTGAGTTCTTCGATTTCCGGGTTGAGCTTTTCCTGCGCCGCACGAGCCGCCACGTCGATGAAGTCTTCGCCGTAGGTTTCACGATCTTCCTGCGTGATCGACTTGAACTGCAGGTCGGGGTTCGACTTCGCCTGTGCCTGCTGCTGCTGTGCTGCGAGCGCGCCTTCGAGCTGCTGCAGACGGTTGTTCAGCGAGCTGATAGTCGTTGACTGCTGGTCATAGCGGCCCTTGAGCGAGTTGTATTTGTGCTCGAAGTCGCTCTGCTGCGGTGCCTGCTGCGGTGCCTGCTGCGGTGCCTGCTGCGGTGCCTGCTGCGGTGCCTGCTGGGCACCGGGGTCCACAGTCTCGGATTGGTCCGCCTGCTCGGATCCGGCTGTGTCCCCCTTGTAAGCTTCATCGTGGAGCTTCTGGGAACGGGCTGCGGCAGCGAGAATTGCGGCCGGGATTTTGACGTTTTCGTCGATGGGGTCGTGCTTCTTGATCGGGGTGTAGCTCATTTGGTGCGTGCCTTTCTGGCAAGTTCATCGGCGTCTTTTGTGCAGTTCTCCATGTTCTTCAGGAGCGCGCCAAGTATTTGGGCGCGGCCTTGGTTAATTGGAAGATCTGCAAGGGGCGACGAAACTAGGTTTTCTCTGTGGTGTTCTGTAAACTGCCCAAGAGCTGACAAGAACTCGCGCCATTCATTTGGGGCGGTTCTTGCCAGTATTGCGGCCTTTATTGTGAGGTATTCTTTGGCTTGCATGGCTTTACTTCCTAGCGGAACAACATGTCGTCGTCCTGCTGCACAGGTTCCTCTTTCGAGTACCTGCCCCGGAAACGGTCATAGTGATCGCCGCCGGTATTCGAGCGCTGACCCCTGTCGAGGTTTTCGCGGGTTAGGCCCTTGGTTTTCGTGGGGGGCAAGGGCGCCTTTTTCTTTTCCATTGCTCTCTCCTTGTTACCTCAGAAGGTAAGCGTTAGCTCGCCTTCTGAGGCTTCACGGTCTGCTTGCCGAACATCTTGGTCTTGCCGCCAGCCGGCGCGCTCTTCGACTTCGACCGGGACTGTTCCTGCGAGGTGACGCCGGGCTTCTGCTGGCCGGTGGCCTGCCCCTGCATCATCTTGCCAGACGGGCCGGCCTTGGCAAAAGTGGTTTTCTTCATCGACAGCTGCTTGTTCTTCATAACCATTGGCATTTTCCTTGTTATCCCGTCACGTTTGTGCGGGGATCTGTGTTTGCCGGGGCGGCTCCTCTTGCCCCCATTGCAGACCCTCTGGCTGCTCCGGTTGCTTCTGCTTCCGCGCCGGCTGCGGCGGCTTCCTGTGCCTGTTGCATCGACGCTGCAAGTTGATCGTCTGGTGGCACAACTCCCTCTCCGTCGAGGCCGATTTCGTTGGCGACGGAGCGAAGCACTTTTGCGCGGCCCGGGATACCGATGATTTGTGCGTCGACCGGGTTGGCGGTGATTTGCAGGAATTCAAGCTGGCGAACCCTCTGTGTTTCCCTCTGGACTGCGACATTCACACCCATGACGCGGATGTTCTCATCACCGTTAAGCATTCCTGTGTCATCTGTCAACATCAACATATCGTAAAGGGCCAAAAGCGCGGGGCTCATGACATCACGGTCGATGTTGGCGGCGACTGTCTGCAGGATCTTCGAGGCGTTACCCATGAGCATGGCTAGGCCGGAAGCTGTGCGGCCGGCACCGCCGCCGGGGTTTGCGCCGCTCATGTGGCGCGGGATGGCCGACAGCTCATCTGCGATCTCCCCGAACTTCGTGTAGACCCCAAGCAGCTCCTGCGCATTGGACTGCGGCTGGAAAAAGTCGACCGGCTTGATGGTCTGCCCGCCGGATCCCATCATGTCAGCTTGGACGTGCCAGCGCTTCCACGGGTAGAGGGAGTCATTGTCCTCGCTGCCGTTGGCCATGTCATCGCGAATGACCACCTGCGGGCCAGAAGAAATTGACAGGTTGTTGACCAGTGAGCGAAGGGCAGCGTTTGCGACTTCTTGGATGTCCGACAGGATATCCGGCAGTCCGTTGCCGACTGGCGTGCCGGGAACCTTCTCGAACGACGTGATGAAGTATGGATGGCGCTTGCGCGGGCTGGGGGCTAGCTGCACCTTGATCACGTACCGACCGACGACGTAGGCTTGCACCATATAGTCGCGGAGTTCGTCCGGCACCTGCTCGGATGACATGCCCTGTTCGAGCAAGATCTTGCCTTGCACGTTGCCATGAAATTCGAGGCAATCGATCATCCCCGACGTGTTCATGTTGGGGTTTTCGCGGTTCTCGTACTCGGCGCGCTGGCTGTCGTTGGTGTCCGGCGCTTCCGTATAGCCGCCGCGCCCGTAATCATTGAGGGCATTGCGGATGGCATCATGGTTGTAGCCGGGAAGGTCCAACAGGTCGTTGAGGTCAGCGCGGGTAATGCGGGTGCGCTCGATGACAGCGGCATCTTCGATATCAGACACACCCGGCGTCCACCAGATATCAAACGGCGACGTGCGCTGCCAGAACAGGCGGGCTTCCTGTTGGATCTGAGCCTTTCCGCCCGCCCACTTCACGGTCGGAACGATCCTGACTACCGGCCCCTTGATGCAGGCGAACGGGAACAGCGGAAGATCAACGAGGAATTCAGCCAACGCCTTATAGAAGCCACCGCTTTCAAGGATCTCGTCGATGCGCTCTTGCGCGAGCTTGGCGCGGGCGCGGGCCTGTTTCTTCTCGGCCCCCCGGGCGCTCTCCATCAGCTGCTGCATGCGGTCGCGGATGGCACTGGCTGGCACCGGCTGTCCGGCGGCCTGCATCGCTTGCGCTTCGGCAGTGACGAGGGAAAGGATGCGCTGCGTGATCTCGTCCGGCACGTCAGGGTCGGCCGGCGGGGCAACTGCCCACGAGCGGTCTGGCGTCAGGTAGACATCGCGAAGGAGTGAGGATGCGCCACGGCATTTCATGGCAATGATGCGGGCATAAACTTCAGACCCGCCAAATTTCCTGATCTCATTCAGCTTTTCAGTTGAATACTCGCCGTTGAAGGTGCGCATAGCGGTCAGCAGGCGCTCGCTCCAACCGGACGAACTGTTGCGGTGGCGCTTCATGTGCTCCCACTCCATCCTGATGAATGACATCAGGTTCGTGTCGAGTAAATCAGAGGATTTGGCTTCCGCAGACTTCCGGTCTTCGAAGTCCCGCTTGTCTTTTTCAGCGAGCTGCGCGTCGAGGTCAGCCGGCCCAACCACACGCAATAGTCCAATATTCGAATTGTTGTTTGCCATATTGTCCGCCTGATGTTACCTTGTGGGGTAACCCCACTTTACGAGAGCATACACCATGTCTGATAGCATGTCTCTACCCGATATAAAAGATCTTGATACAACAATGCGGAAAGTTGCCCGCACCCTCTCCATGGGGTTGTACGAGCTTGAGCATATTTTGTCAAACTTTGCCATTGACCGGCGCGAATTCGACCGCTGGAAGGGCCACCCGCGCTTCATCAGCTACCTGAAAACAGAACAGGAAGCGTGGAATGCTGCGACGAACACGGCAGAGCGCACAAAAATGAAGGCCGCCATTGTCATGGAAGAATTCATGCAAGAGGCGCATGCCGGGCTCCATGACCGCAAGACGCCACTCAACCAGCGCGTTGAGCTTGGTAAGCTGGTGGCTAAGATCGCAGGTATGGGCGAGCCCCGTGTGTTGAACACTGGCGTGGCCGGCAGCGGTGGTTTCCATCTGCAGATCAACATCGGGCCGGGCGTGTCGGAACGGATCAGCATTCGCCCAGAAATGGGCAAGTTGATAAACTACGAGGATGGTGCTACTGAAGACGCCTACGACCCGTTCAGTTCCCCCAACACGCTGGAAGACTTCTCATAATGGCAACAATGCTCTTCGACGCACCACCTATCGTGTCTTCGTTCATGAGGTCTGATGCGTTCGTCCGCATCATCCTAGGCCCTGTTGGGTCCGGCAAGTCGACGGGGTGCCTTATGGAAGTACTCCGCCGCGCCCAAGAACAGGCCCCCGGGCCGGACGGCTTGCGGCACACGCGCTTCGCCATCGTCCGCCAGACCCTGCAGCAGATCAAGCAGACCGTGTTGAAGGAATTCTACACATGGGCAGAACCGATCACTACCTTCAAGGTAAGTGAAAACACGATCTATATCACGTTCGATGACGTGCGGTGCGAAATCCATCTCATCCCGCTCGACGATGAAAACGACCAGCGGCGTCTGCTGTCGATGCAGCTCACCGGAGCGTGGGTGAACGAATTCCCCGAGATTGACCCCGCCATCATTCCGTCCCTTTGCGGCCGTCTTGGGCGTTATCCGTCTTCGGCGCAGGGCGGCCCGACGTGGTTCGGTCTGATCATGGATGGAAACTTCCCAAACGAAGGCGGCGAGTGGCACTCCCTGCTCGAAGACAGTCTGCCGTCAGACTACCATCTTTTCAAGCAGCCGGGCGGCCGGACGAAATGGGCTGAAAATATCGCCCATCTGCCGGGCGGCTACGAATATTACGAGCGCCTAGCACGCGGGCAGTCCGCTGAATGGGTCCGCCGTTATGTCGATGCTGAATACGGCAACGACCCTTCTGGCATGGCTGTGTTCCGCGAAAGCTATACTCATGATTTCCATTCATATGACAGCCTTGAGCCAGTCCCCGGCCGCCCGCTGCTGGTTGGGCAGGACTTCGGGCGCGACCCGTGGAGCATCATATGCCAGCTGGATCACCGGGGGCGCTTCCTTGTGCTCGAAGAGGTGGCAGGGACGGGCATAGGGCTTGATCTCCACGTGCAGCGGAACCTCAAGCCTGCTATCTACCAAGACCGCTACATGGGCATGCCTGTGGCCGTGATCGGGGATCCATCTGGCATAGCCAAGTCCAGCCACTATGAAGAGACTTCCTTCGACCTGTTGAAGTCAGCCGGCTTCATGGCGTTCCCCGCGCCAACCAACGACATCGACCCCCGGCTGCGTGCTATCGAGAGTTTCCTGCTGCAGCAGTCCGGCGGGAAGGCGACGTTCATGGTTGACCGCTCACGCTGCCCGACAATTGTGCAGGGGCTGCGTGGCGGCTACCGCTATTCAAAGATGAAGTCCGGCCAGACAAAGCCGACGCCGGACAAGAACGCCTACTCACACCCAATCGATGCCCTGCAGTATGCGGCGCTGGCGGCTCATGGTGGCATGGTGCAGGGCGTCATCATGCGGAAGCTGAAGCCGCCGCAGTTCGGCAAGGCGCGCTTTAGCCCCGCTGCTTGGACATGAAAAAACCCCCGGTGATGAGCCGGGGGTTTTACTTTGCGAGGTAACTTAGGCTGTCTGAACACCCACGATCTTCTCGATAACTTGCCTGTTCAGGTTTGTCGGGATGACATAGTTGCCTGTGCATCCTGTTATCGTCTGTGTTGTCAGGTCATCGAACGTGAACGTCAGGGAGTGGGTGCCGGCTGGAAGCGCGATTGTGACAACATCAGCCTCTCTTGTTGCGGAGGCTCCTGTTGTCGTAATTAGGCTGGTGGCCGAACTGGCTTTCTCCATCTGGTGGGAACCAAACCTTACAGTGAAATCGATTGCCCCTGCACCGAACCAGTTATAGCTGGTTCGGTGGTTCACCAAGGCAGTACCGGCGACTGTGAGCGTGAACGTGTGCGAAAACCGTTTCATGCTCCTAGTCATCTGGGACATAGTGTTTGCGCTTGTCGGAAACTCGGTGGCACTGCCGCCACTGGTTGCAGATCGTCCGCCGATATTTGTCCCTGTTAACGGTATGCCAGCGTTGCCAAGCAACGCTACGTAACCAGATGAAGTCCACGTGTCACCGACGGCTGTTGCTATAGACACCTCACCATCGACCGTGATGCCGCCAGTAGCTGAAGCTGTGCCAGAAAACCGAACATCAGCAAAGTCGATGCCGTTCTCTACCCCATATGCGTAGCTGGTGGCAGTGACCCCCGCAGGGACGTTGAACAGCCAAATATTTGGCTTTGTAGTCGGGGCAACACCACCTTGGAACGTGTTGTTCCTGAAGTAGTTGATACGCTGCGGCTCGACGTAGAGCCCGCCACCATCAGCATACCGCAGCTGGTCGGCCGCGAAGTCGGACCACGACTGGCCGTCATACGCCCGGCCTACTGAAGCGCGGCTGCATGTGACAAACGAAGAGATCGGGACGATGAGGCCAGACTTTATCGCCCGCCTGTTCTCGAAGTCGATCTCGAACGAGCTGGCTAGGTTATACCAGCGGCTCTTGAGTCCTTTGATGCGCTTGGCGGCCGGCGCTGCCTTTGTCGCCATGGCCTTGTGTGCGAGCTGTTGGGGGTGCACACCATCACCTGCAAGGCTGGACTTGATCACCGCGCCAGACGCATGGGCCTTGGTAGGGCCGAACGTCAGCGTGGTGGTGTATGGACCTGCCCCAGAGGATCCGGTGACGTGAAAGTATGTCACTTCCTGATTTGCCGGGGTGGATGGCTCGAAAACAAGATACTGCAGATCGTCTGGTTTGTGCGTCAAGCTCACGTTGCCGGCATACGCAACAGCAGCGGCAGCTAGCGTCGTCTGAAACATCGGCACGTTGAATTTGTAGTTGGTCTGGATCGCGCTCGGTGTGTCGATGGCTTCGTTGAGCGCGCCGCCGTCGAGCCCTGACAGGAACGTGTTGAACTGATCCTTCACACCGCCGACGCCGAAATTCGTAACCGGCGTCTGCCCTGCCAACGACGAATTCTGGTCTGTAGAAGTCGTCTCGGTGGTGACAAGGGCTTGGCCGATGTACCCGACGCCGACAGCGCGCAGCGCCAGCCACGTGGCCCGGGCGTCCGCCTGCATGTTCACATAGCTCCGGCCGTCGCGAATGTCATTGTTACCCAACGCGATATAGGCCGCGTTCGCAGCGGCGCGCTTCACCATCTTCAGGCTCTTGGTGCTCGATGCGTTGAAGAACTGGTGCTTGTCGCCTGTGCGCGTAAGGGAGAAGTACGGGATGTTCTCCGCATAGGCAGCACGACGCAACCAGCCACCACCAGCACCGCCGTCGCCAGAGTTGTCGACAGACCCGTCGATGATGCTGTCACCGATACCCACCAGAGACGACATAGGAGCCGCCGGGGTGCCTACCAGCATGACGGGATGGGGGAAGGGTATCCACGTTTCAGCGCCCGTCGGCTGGGCCATCCCCGGCACCGCGTCCACGTCGTCGATGTCGTTGGCAGGGTTGTAGCGAAACTGGCTCTCGGTCCCGAGATACATCGGGCTTGACTGCACTGCGATGCCAGACCCGTCTGACGGCAGATCGAGGCTCATGCGGAAGAACACCGGCTGGCCGGCGACGAACTGCGACACACCGAACTGCGACGGATAGACGGAGCTTGTCAGCTTCTCATCCATCCCGGCGGTAACTGCCAGTGTCCTGTTACCGTCGAAGGTAACAGGCACTGTGATGCCGTTATAGGAAATAGCCGCCTTGCGGATGGTGTACGCAGCACCGCTGACTTCCCGCGCCACCGCGTTATTCAGCCAGAAATTGTTGATGACCCCCGCGAGGGACAGCGCGCCACCATGACCGACTGTGAAGCGCGTGACGCCCTTCATGCGTGACAGCAGGCCGTTCTTCGCCGTGGTGCCATTGTGCTGCTGGCCGCGCTGTGCGACGTTCTGCTGCTGTGCGGCCCCCGAACCACCAGCTTTGCCTAGCCCCGGGAAGAGGCCAAGCCCGAAGTTCATCATTCCGACCATCGATTAGCTCCACTCAATCATTGCGATCTTGTGGCCATCGTCGACGCCGACCGATACGGCTTCGTTGGCCATGACGGGGAACCCGGGTCCGGCCGCGCCAGCTGCAGGCTTTGCTGCGACAGGGTTATCGGCGGATTTGCCGGTAACGACCCACAGGTTGGCGGTGCCGGCGCGGATAGTGACAAAGCCGCCGTCGCGAGACGCATAGGCGCTCTCGCCATTAGACACGGTGGCGGTGCGGACGCTGGCACCGGACGCTGTAACGACTTCGGTGATCGCTCCGGTAAGGCGCATGACTGGCATGCTCTCCTTCTCAACAGAGCGGTTCCCCGCAGTGTGGAAGGTGACAAATACTGTGCTCATTTTGGGAACCCCTTTGATGGACTACGCGCACCATACACGACGCGGTGCGCGTAGTCCATAGGTTAGAGTTCCCTTGTTCTGACCTCTGCTGTAAGCTCCGCGAGCTGGCGCAGGATATGCCTACGGTCCTCTTCAGTCTTTACACCGAACCACGCGATGCCCTGCCCTTCGGCGTTGTAGGCAATGATGACTTGCGTCTCGCGCCTGTCGTTCCACCCCTGCAACTGACCCATTATGGACGCATGGGCTTGGTCGACAGACTGAAAGTACTCGGTCTGGATGTCTTCAGGTGCTGGCACCGGCCGCACCATTGGCAGCACCTTACCTTCGAAAGTAATATCGCTCATTTTCTCTCCACGTGCATTTTATGAAAACTTATTCCGAGGGCTTCACACAGCCGTGGCCCGATGTATGTGTACCCGTAGCCAGCGCAGTGACTGCACTCCACCCACCCGAAGAATATGGAGCTTCGCCCCGTCCCCGAGCAAGTTACGCATGGCACCGGCTGGGCACCCCCCAACAACCGCGCCATGGCCTGCATCTCGGTGAGCGTGTATTTAGGTGCTGTCCCCATCATACCGCTCCACTTCCGCCCTCTTGGCCTGCTGCCGCATACGAACTCGTGTTGCGGCAGCAGAGTTGTCCTCGCGTGCTTTCTTGCCAGCCTCGTAGCCGGCAAGATACGCGATGCGCTGGTGGTTCTTGAGCCACGCCGGCATATGGCCGAAATTACCATCTGCGTTGGCCATGGTGTCAGCGAACCAGCGATGAAAGCGTCGAACTGCGCCCTCTGACATGTTACAACTCCGAGCGTTCGAGCGCAGAGGCTGGGTACATCCGCTCGCCACCATAGTTGTCGCTGCCTTCGACGCAGTACCCTTCAGGCGTCAGGATGGAGGAGAAGGTGCCGACGATGGTGCCCGACCAGTGCGACCCTTTGGACTTGTAGACCTTGTCCCCGAGCTTGAACTTCGGGCCTACGCCTAGCGGCCTGTCGCAGAACAAGTTAAGCGTCTCCTGCGCTTTCTCGTCGAGGATGTCTTGGATCTGGGCAGAGGGCGGCGGGGTGTTCTGCTCGAAGCCTGCAAACTGCCGAATGACCTTGTAGACGACGAGGGTGTCGTCGGTCGGACCCGCGCCGCGCTCATAGCTGACGGTGTGTGGTCCTGTCATGAGGTTGGGCTGCATTCCGACAATGGTGTCGGTAAGCGCGTCGATCTCGGTCGCGGCCGACAACAGGAGCGATTGGAACCCGGCAACGACGCCATGCACGTGGGACAGGTCGAGGACGCCCGCGTCGTCTTCGCGCCACTTCGGCACAGCATCTATCTCACTGAGGCTGATGGCAGCGGCAGAACGAAGGGCGTCAGTGAACTCCTTGGTGCTCACATTCTGGGTGCTCACATTCTGGGTGCTCACATTCTGGGTGCTCACATTCTGGGTGTTTGTGGTGTCGGTCATGGTGCCTCCTGTTGCCCCGTGTTGCGTGTGGTCGGGGTACTTAGTTTCTACCATGTTACCATAAGGTTGTCAAGTGCTTTTTTGGGGTTTTTTATTTTCCAGAAAATACCGGATGTTCCACTCCACGCTATAGTTCGCCTCTTCCCCTGCTTCAAAAAGTGTCACGATGTACAGGGGCTCCACCCGGTTGCCGATGACCTCTCTAACATCTTCCAGCCCCCGCTCGGACACCAGCACCACGGTAAACAGGGGGATGTCTGCTGGCGGGGTTCCCCTGTCAAAAGACCGGACCATAACGTGGTCTTCCCCGGGGGTGATCATTATCTGGCGGATTGTCTGCATGGCTGGCCCCTAGAACTGCTTTTTTATGCCATGTGTGTTGTGATGTAGGAGATAGTGAGGACGGCAGCAGTGAACACCATCCAGCGCGGCAGAGCCCCGAAGATCACTATAAAGAGGAACACCGCGAGCGCGGCAGAGTACAACATCCAGAATGCTTCGTAGATGGTCATTGGGCGGCTCCTGTTTGAATTAGCTGTAGAGTTTTTTCTTGAGGACTGTCCACAGGCTGACCTCGTTCCAGCACTATGGTGGCTCGTTACACCCCGGAAACATCGGGCTTTGTAGGCCCTTCCCACTTTGCGGCTAGGTGGTTCGATGGTTTTATCGGGTTGCTGTGGGGTTGTCAAGTGCTTTTTCCTCGTACATATTTATGGTGCACCTAAACAGACCCCCCCACCCCCCTGCCCCTTGGACACTTACCCCCGGGGGTAACCCCCATTTCCCCGTTTACCTATGGTGTAGGGAATGGACGGATCGCAAGCGGTCTAGGGAATAGTGGCGGCGGCCACGGTTATTTGAAGCTCTAAGGCGAGCACTGAATAGGGGGACCTTTAGGGAACGGTGTGCGGCTTGCCACTCCATAATAGACAAGCTTAGTGAACGGGTGAAGTAACACCCGCCACCATAAGACTTCTTGCCGGTAACAGCCCGGTGACGGGTAAAGGTGGGCGGCTTTAACGGCTGGACTGAAACCAATTGACCATACAACCATGTGTCGATTGAGTATCTGGCACCCTCAAACGTCCTCGCGAATGTCATGGGTGTTTATTGTAAATAACGCAGGCCATAGTGACAGGATGGCACAGAAGCGTAACAGTTAAAGGCGCGACCAATTACTGGCCGCGCTCGTTAACTCTTACCACGAAAGGTAACAATCATGTTTAACTTCTCACGACGCAAGGTTGGCGGGATCTGGTTTATCAAGATCGGCCGGTTCAACCTTTCGTTCTCTGTCAGCCGCCCGGCTCCTGCCGCGACGTTTGAAATGGTGCGACGGTCCAACCTCGAAATGTTTTCGCGGATCGCCAACGCATAAAAGACTTGCATGCTGAACTAACTTACCTCATAAAGTAACCAGCCGTGTTGGCGAACCCCAAAAAAGGATATGACCATGACTGACATTCTCAACAACGCCACTGCCGCCGCTCCTGTCGTCGAAACCAAAAACGACAAGCGCCTTGCAGAACTGAACAAGATGGTTTCCAAGCTGGGCGAGGAAGCCGCCGGCGGCAAGGACAGCCTCCCGAAGTTGGCCCATGCCGTGGTGAAGGCTGCGGCTGACGGTGTGATTAAGCCGGGCGAAAAGGACAAGAACGGCAACGACGCTGCGACGGCGATCTACACCCGGTATGCCGACGCGGAAGGCAAGAAAGCTTTGCACGATCATTCCGTCGGCGGTATCGCTGCCAATGCCAGCAAGCTGCGCCAGCTTATCACCATGGGCGCGATGACCACGATCGATGCTGTGTCGGTTATGCAGGACGCCTTTGAAGCGCGCAACGAAGCCGCTGCCGGCGAGGAAAAGGTGAAGTCGGCCTATGCCTTCTATATCGACGTGGCTCGCGAGCAACTCAAGACCGACAAGGCCCTCACCACCGCCGAACTGCGCCAGCTGGCGATCAAGGACGGCCCGAAGGGCAAGGAACTGGAAAAGGAACTGCAGCGGATCCTCAAGACACTCGAAGGTCTGGTGACCGGCGACAACAAGGACGGCCTTCGTGACACCGACGAATTGACCGAGGCCGCGATGAATGCCGTCAAGGAACGTCTCGACAAGATGGCCAAGCTGCGCGCCACTCTGGCGGTCCGTAAGCAGGCTGCAGCGCTCGGCCTGATGCTGGCCTAGCAGATCCGGTTGCCATATTGAACCGCCCCGCCGAAAGGTTGGGCGGTTTTATTATGTCTACCTCACAAGGTAATGGTTGCAAAATTGGTAGTTTTACCGTTTAGGTTTAGTGAGAAAGTTTTGGGTTAGTCCTTCGGGGTATCCCAAAACTTTAGGGTTATATCAGGACGGCCGGCGCCTGCCTGTGTTTCAAGCCGCGCACTCATACGACCAATGCTGGGCAAGCTCGAAAACCAGCCTGAAACTTTAGGGTTAGTGGGGTATAGGTAACCCAAAACTTCGCGGATAATAGGGACGGCAACCAGAAATTGGTTTTTAATTCCTCTCTTATATATTTATTATAACATTTACCATATACCCATCTAATACTTGAAAAAATGAACTGCTAATATACAAGAGCGGCCGCCGGACCATCGAAAGCTCGGAGCTTCGCTGCCGTCCAGCTCGAACTTACAGGGATGGGTGTGTCGAAAAAAACAAATATTACAATAGAACGAAAAGCTAAACCCAAACTTTCGTTGCACTTCACAAGCACTTACAAAATAAGGCAGCCTGAAAATCAAACCATAGGATAGTGAATTTAATCGAAATACCACTATTATCAAACACTAAAAACTCGATTATCAAATCGACCTATACCCAAACTTTGGCAAGTTGTAAAAATCGTAGTTTTACCGCGTAAGTTTTATCTAGACATTTAGGGTTACCCCCCTAGCCCAACCCAAAACTATCCCGATATTTCGATTATACCTATAATCACGTATTTCGATTGCGTTTAGTCCGAAAACTCCGCTCGAACGGGCAAAACACTAAGCGGCGGCTTGAAACTTTCTCTGCCGTAGAAACAGCGCCACAACCTAAGCATGCATACCCTGAAACTTTAGGGTTACCCCTATTGACTATCCCTGAAGTTTCGACTATACTACTCGTAGGTTGCAACATGCAGCGCTATGCAGCTAACAAACGAGGACTGTGATATTATGGCAGCAGTGGGGGACGGCAGCGAGAAAGAGGTTACCTCTGAGGTAAAACCGTCGGACCGTAGCACATCCGAGCCGCTGACACGTGAGCAGCACAAGCTGCGCGCCAAGCTGATGGGCGTGTACTATTCCCTAATGTCCCATACGTATCGTCCGGCAGCTGGTAAAATGTGGGTGGGGTATATCGATGCGGACACGCTGCAGGAGTTGAGTTTCGAGGAGTGCCGCGCTAGGTACAGCACAGCCCATCATGCCGGAGTAAATAAAGCCGGGTTCCTGATAGGGGGAGGCGACTAAGCATGGACATTACCCCAGAAGGTAAACTCACGAAAGAGCAGCACCGGCTGCGCGCCAAGCTGATGGGCATGCGCTATTCACCACGGACAAACACCTACACCCCAGACTTTAGCTTTGTGTCGCAACGCATCGACGCCGACACGCTAGAACCACTTACTATACGAGAGTTGAACGACCGTGTAGTCGCCGCATGGGCGGCATTACCTCTAAAGTAAAAGGAGACAGAAATGCCACGCCATATCAACATCACACGTGCACAACGCCGCGCCGCCAAGATCATGTACGATCGCTCGCCGCTGTATTTCAACAGCTATGGCAACCTAACATCGAACGATATGAACGGCGACGTGGTGAACTTCGGGCCGATCTCTTACAAAGAGTTCCGTGCCGAGTTCCTGATGGGCGACTTCGGCAGCGTGATGGTGAATTGGTGCGGCATGTGGGTCGGCATCGAGCACGATGGGCACATCCACTCATGAACGGGCCGCGCACTCACAAGCCGCTGTTCACTCACGCCGAGCACAGGCTGCGTGCCAGCCTTATGGGGCGCTGGTACGACTGGCGCGATGGGACGTATGTGGACAACGCGCAAGAGCCTACGTCGGCATTGCCGGCAAGTGGCTTCCTGATTGACTGCAACACGTTCGAACCCGTGGATGCGGCCGATGCGGAAGAGCTTAGGCTATTTAATGGCACGTCATATATGGGCCTAGGCAATCCATTGCCCATGCCGTGGGCGTTACCTGATGAGGTAAGAGATGACAAGACAGCACCATGGGAGAAAGAACAATGAAACACTTCGCACAATTTTACCGCCTCGAAACGGATGCTGCGACAGGACGGCAGCGCTGGGTCGAGCCCTGCGGGGATCGCGCTATTATCCGGCTGGACGGCCGACAGTCCCTATACAATATGAAGTGGGCTGCAGTCAAAGTCTGCCGTGATCGCGGGTTCGACGGCTACCAGATCACCCGTGGTGACAGCCTGCTGCGGCAGTTCGCCCTGCATGCCGACATCATACCGTCGGGCTATCAGCCGGTAAACGCGCCGTCTGTATCGGCTGGCAACATCATGCCACTCTCTTACGAGGAGGACTCGAAGAATGTTCACATTGATTAACGACCTCGTGAAGTTCGTGCTCGTTGCCGCCACACTCGTGCTGGTGTATGCAAGTTTCTTCGCATGGTCGCCGGTAGTGGTCAGCGCTGCCCGTTACCTCGCAAAGTAAGAGAGGACGAAATGAAAGAGCCATTCAGCATCAACATCAACAACCCGAACGAGCCGGAAGATCGGCGCGGCAACAGTCTTGTCGACAAGCTGCTGGCGTCGGTCCCGGCAAAAACAGGTCCGTCCTACCTGTCGCAGGAAGAGGACGAGGTTATCCATGGGGTGAGGCCACCGCGATTGCGTGGGGGTCGGATGTCATCGCTATACAGGGCAGAGGTCGACGAGATCGCTGCCGACACGCGACCACGTGCACAGATCGCGGCCGACTGGGGCATATCCTATGACACCGTGTCACGTGTGAAGCAGGTGGGGCGGTTCAAGAACGTGCCATACATCCCCCGGGATGAATGCGACCGCACCATCAATTACCTCACAGGTAAAACGTATCAGGCAACGATGCTCGACACGTTCAACGAGACGAAACCAGAGCCACAGCCTATCGGTCGGCCCTTTGCATCGGGGCGCGGTCCCCTTGAGGCATGGGAGTTCGAGCAGATCGGCACAGCCACCAACGTCACAGTCGAGGAGCTGATGGAGCGCTTCGGTGTGTCACGGTCCAAAGTGCGGGAGATCCGCCGCACATACAACAACCCGCGCCGTCGCGGCCCACCTGTCGAGAGGAGACGATAACATGACACGTGAAGAATTCCTGAAGACCTACAAGACAAATCTTAGGCACACCTTCCAGTGGGCCAAAGATCCGGTCAAGCTGGGGCGGTACATGGAGAGCGTTGTCAACACGCTCAACGGTGCCAACTCGTGGATGTGCGACGGCGAGGCGCTGCGCATTTCTTGGGTGTCGCTGGGCGGCAAGGGCAAGGTTACGCTCAAGGCGTTGCGCGCACTCAAGGCCGACGGTGTTACCTCTGAGGTAAAAGACGGGGGTGACGACAATGGCGAAGTTTGAGGTGTTCGTCGGCAACATCGGGCTCGTGTTCGAAGGCGAGCACGAGAACAACGCACGCCGCCTGTTCAACTCTTGGGCCGAATTGTCCAAGCACGAGCACGGGCGCGCTGCCGGCGAGAACGTGACGCTGTTCAAGGACGGCGACATCATCAAGGAGTACGAAGGGCATGGCAAGGAGTGAACACCCGACCGAGTATTTCACGCTGCTGGCTGCGCTGATGGGAATGGGGTATGATGAAACCGACCATTCGTTTGACATGCAGACTAGCACCGAAGTTAGGAGCACACTCCCTTTCGGGGACACCACAACACCAGACCCGGCGTATCTGGATGCGGACACTTTAGAGCCTATGCCTTGGGGTGCTTACTCACTGCGAAGGGCTAAGGTAAAGGCAGGCGAACTAGGAGCAAGCGACTATGAAAGGGACTAAACGACGCAACCCGATCACCGGCAAAATGGAGATCTTTACCCCTCGCCCTGCCGTCGACCTGATCACCCCAAGGCCAGTGCCTGAAGGGGCTGCTGTTACTTTCGAGGTAACCCTTGCTGGCCTGCGTAAAGAGTGGGCCAGCCTCACCACGGCACAGCGGGCCGGGCCGGCGGGTGACAAACTCATGCGGTCGTACCGGCACAACACGCTCGGCCTGACAGCGTCGGGTGGTAGCAAGCCGCCGCCGATCTACGATGACATGTAACGCGCACTCAGGAGCCCCCATGAACGGACAAGCACACTATGCCCGCGCCCGCATGCTGGGGCTCTGGTACGACAGCGCAACGCATGCCTACCGGGATCGGTCGCCCGGCGGGCAGAAATACAAATACACTGGGTCCATCGACGCAAACACGCTGGAACCACTCCCGATAGGCGAGGCAATGCGCCGGTAACTTTACGCTGGGCTCATGAAAGGGTCAAACACCATCTCGAACAAGAGGCTCGGGCTAGATGACGGATGAAGAACACATCGCCCGTGCAATGTTGCTCGGGATGAAATACACGAGAGGGCTTGGCGTCTACTCAAGAGACGACTTCCCTAGCGGGTTTGGCGGAGTGAAAGAGATATGGTATGACGCCGAAACACTGGTTGAGCTTACCGCGACTGACAAACTCACTTATATGGAACGCTGGGTGATGCTGCCCGTAGGAGAGGAAGAACAAGATGAAGTCGATGGGCCGGAAGGCGAAGAAATACACAGGCTCTTTCGAATGCTTGATAGAGTTGGTGGACTATGACCCGGAGACAGGGGTGCTGCAGACGATGCCGCCCTACGTGTCGACAGGTGCCTCACACAAAGACGGACACCTGCACATCCCTCTGCCGGTCAGTAATCAGGATGTCGGCAGGGGTGAGCGGCGCGTCGAGTATTTCCGCGCTGATTACCTTGCATGGTACATCTCGACAGGCACATGGCCGACCGGGTGGATGGAGCATATCAACGGCCTGAAGATGGACAACAGGCTGGACAATCTCATCCACTATGACACCTATGGGGATCGCTGGTGGTATGGGGCGCAGGCACCCGGGCAGGAGCGCACCCTCGTCGAGGTCGAGGGCGACCTTGAACCAACGACCGTAAGGACATTGGTCGACGGCAAGGTGCAGCTGCGCCCTGTTGTGGTGCTGTCCGACCGCCTCGCCCCGACACCATTACCTCTTGAGGTAAGCCCTCAAGACGAGAACATCGAATACGAGCGCGGCGCGTTCGGGGAGGACTGGTCATGAAGATGCGGGTTCCGCGCACTCAGATCCCGAAAGCTTACCTCACCTGCAGGAAATGCGGGTCGGGGTCAACCATTCGCATGGCGTCGCCTTACGCTGACGGGTACATGCGCCGGCATGTGTGCAACAACGTTGACTGCATGCACGGCTTCTATTCATTGGCACCGTATGGCGGCGAGGGGGACATTCAGGTATCGGATGTCCCGTTCGTGGACCGGCCGATGACAGAGTTTGAGGAAGACAGGCGGCGGCGCATGTTCGCTGGCCCTGTTACCTCGGAAGTAAAACCGCTGCCTGTCATCCGCAAGATGGAGCTGGCAATGCGCAAACGAGAGGGGGACCGCAACGAGATAGAGAAGTATCTCGCCTTCGAATATGACCGGATCGAGAAGCAACTCCGCAAGCTCGACCATGCACTCAAGGATTAGACAATGAAAGACTTCAAGGACGCAATGGACAAGGTTGATGCCGACATTGCAGCAGAGGCAGCTGCAAGCGTGAACGAACAAACCATCGAACGTGCTCGCGACATTTACACAGCTGTTGCAAAGACCTCGACAGCCACCTTGCCGGCTGGCCCTTACGCCCACCTGCAGCGCATCCTCGCGCTTGCTCTGGCGCAAGCGGCCACCGGCAAAGGCAAAGAGCGCCACGCTGCAAGCCCCGTCGGGCAACGTGACTGGCACGATCAGCCCATCTTGTCGATCGCTCGTATGGTCGGCCCGGGTGGGCATGCCTATCAGGTGGCGAAGAAAGCGCAGGAGAGTGTTACCATGGCAGGTAACAAGAACTTCTCCGGTGCCAAGGCCGAAGCGCTCGGTGCCATCGTCTACGCCGCTGGCTTGTACAAGCTGTACGAGGAGATGGAAGCAAGCCAATAACAGGAGCCGGCAGCAATGATTTGGGTAACAATAGCACTGCTGCCGGTCCTCATCTGGTTATGGTGGGGGATCGCCTTCACCATAATAGACTACGCCCTCAACGGAGATTTCAAAATGACCGAACAAACCATCGAACGTGCTCGCCTGTTCCGCTATGGCAAGCTCGACCACGTGCCGCCGATGCTGTCGTGGCTGGAAGCGGACCGCAACATCCTGCATATCGACCGCGACGAGAACGCAAAGCTCCCGCGCTTCATGCAGGACTACCTGCTGTCGACTGACAAGGAATTCACCCGCGTCGATGACAGCGGCCTGAAGTTCGTCGGCTACTACGACTAGGACTGTGATCCTATTAACTTAGGAACACATACCTATTGACAACCTGTTTGTAACCCTGTATAATTAACCTCAGCGCTGACGTAGCGCGCACTCAAAGGACTTTATCATGAAGCTCTCTACCATTCTTTCCCGCATGCCCGCTTGGTACGCTGCACAGAAGTGCATTTACCTCAAGTCTGCACCGGGTCGCGGCAAGACCGAAGTCCTGTCGGCAGCGCCGGCATTACTTTCCAAGGTAACCGGCAAGAACCTCGGTCTTGTCGTCATCAACGCTCCCCTTCTCACCCCGGCAGACAGCATCGGCTATCTGGTGCCGAAGCGTGTGACCGGCGAAGACGGCATCGAGCGGATGGAAAGCGTCTACACCGACCCCTTCTGGTTCCGTACCCGCGAAGGTAAGCGCATCTCCGAGTACGACGGTGGCATCATCGTCGTCGACGAGATGGACAAGGCCGATGTCGATGTCAAGAAAGTCATCGGTGAAGCTGCCCTTTCCGGCCGGCTCGGCCCGCATGCCCTGCCCGAAGGCTGGGTGATCTGGATGGCAGGCAACCGCCAGAAGGACCGCTCGGGCTCGACCAAGGAACTCGACCACCTCATCAACCGCCGCATGGAGATCGACGTTGACGACGACCTCGACAGCTGGAACGCATGGGCCAACAAGCGCGGCGTGTCGCCCCTGATGCGGACCTTCACCAACCAGAACCCGCAGATCGTCTTCAGCGACGGCGTGCCTGAAAAGCAGGGTCCGTGGTGCACGCCTCGTAGTGCGGTCGCCGCCGATGATTACCTGTCGGTCATCCCGCGCGACGAGGACGGCAATCTGCCGGAAGATCCGAGCCTGATGGAAGAAATTGCCGGCATGATCGGTGATGCGGCGGCAGCGCAGCTGTTCTCTTTCGTCAAACTCGAACGCGAGATGCCCAAGTACGAGGACATCATTGCCTCGCCCAAGGGCGTCAAGGTGCCGACCAAGCCGGATGCGGCGATGCTGGTGTGCTACAACCTCGCCCACCGCGTCACCGCCGAGACGGCTTCCCCGGTTATCGAGTACGTCGACCGCATGCCGAAGGAATTCTCGGTCATCTTCGCCAAGGCGGCTGTTGACCGCGACCGCCGGCTTGTCATCACCCCGGCGTTCAACAAGTGGGTGATCGCGAACGCCAGCCTCATGGCGCAGATCGACGTGCAGAGCTGATTACTTTGCGAGGTAATGGTGGGCGTAATGGTGCGCCCACCATCAATGGAGACGGCAATGGGACCGATAGCTTTGGGGTTTGAAGGGGAGTTATGGGATGAGGAATGCCAGTGGCTAGCGATCCCTGTCCCCGGCACGCATAGGCACATCCTAGTGATGAACGCAGCACACAACGGGCTCATAGTCGTCCGTGCTGCCCAGCCTAATTCTAATGGTACAGACTACAGGGTTTTTGGTGCACTAGCTGCAGCACTCTATATCTCGGATGTGCTGGCAAGTTACCGTGGGGGTAACAATGGCAAAGAGGCATAAACGATGGTGGGACAATCTGGAAGAGCCCAAAGATCACCAAGGGATACCGGACGGGTTGGGATTTGGGACGCACGAGAGCAGGGCAATAGATGGCGCACTCATAATCTGATTTGGGGCTGCTAGGTACATCGTGCTTGGCAAGTATCTTGAGCCACAGCCCGGCGGCGTGCTCTACTATGTCTCGGACTGGACACGCCCCGGGGTTAACTCCGAGGTAACGAAATTCACCCACATCTTGTCGGCAATCGCCAAGATACAACAAATTGCAGAGGAGACTTCATCATGAGAACCTACACCATCGAACTTCGCGTCGACTACGAGGACGAAAGCACCTATGATTTGACCCTCGAACATGTCCGCGAGACCGCCCGGCAGATGATGACCGTGGCGATGCTGATGAAGGAAAAGCGCCCGCCGCGCATGTCGGTCACTGCCGGCGACATGTTCGAAGTCAGCGACGAGAAGGGCATGTTCCCCGAACACGAGCGCCCGCCAGTACCGGACGACACCTCGGGGGAGTGACGGGTGCCGCCCGCAAACGGCACAAAAACCCTCGCGGGTGGGCACACCCGACAATGACAATTACCGAGATCGGTGCAGGCTGGACACGGGCTCATGGCTACCCGAAGAAAATACCAGAAAAGCTGCTGCACAAAGAGTGGTGGGGCAGCGACGGCAAGCAGCGTCTTGTAATGCGAAAACGTGTGAAGCGCTGGCCACAGCTGCCGGACATCATCTTACCTCAGAAGTAACAAGGATCGAGCCAATGAGAAACGCACCCGAAATTTGCGACATCACCCCCCAGCAGGAGAAGCTTTGGGGCGACACACGCACCGCACTGGTCTGGCACTGCCCGGCCTTCACCCATATTTTCTACTCCATGATGAACAACAACAACGGCAAGCACATCGCCTTGTTCACCAAGGAAGTCCCGGTTGCAGCGACTGACGGCCGCAACGTGCTGATCAACCCTGACACGTTCTTTCCGCTCACCCTGTCCGAGCGCATCTTCGTCGTTGCCCACGAGATCCTGCACGGTATCTTCGGCCACGTCGAGATGCTGCACCGCCTATCCGCCATCGGCAAGGTATCTTACCCCGACGGTAAGGAACTCGCCTTCGATGTCGACACGATGAACAAGGCGATGGATTACGTCGTCAATGACATGCTCATCGAAAGCAAGATCGGCCAGTACAAAAAGGACTGGCTGCATGACAAAGTCATCGCCAAGCACACGGACAGCGTCCTGACTGCTTATCGCCGGATCTTCCAGCAACAGCAGCAGAATGGCGGCGGTGGGCAGGGGGGCACAGGGAGCGGCGGTGGCAGCGACAAGAGTGGTCAGCAGTCCTTTGATACCCATCTGCCCCCGGGCGCGTCCACGGGGCAGGATCCGGCGTCTGCGGTGGCACAGCGCAGCGATGTTGAGTGGAAGACAGCGGTCGCCGGTGCTATGGCCAGCGCCAAGGCACAGGGCAAGCTGCCGGGTGCACTCGAACGCATGTTCAACGAAGTGCTGTCACCTGTCGTGGACTGGACGGACAAGGTCATCGGTTTCTTTAACCGCAAGTCCGGCGGCGGGTCTTACGACTGGCGCAAGGCTGACCGTCGGTTCATTACCCGTGGCATCATTGCACCAGCGCGCACTGGCTTCGGTGCCGGCCTTGTCGTCATCGGCATCGACACTTCGGGCTCCATTGGCCCAAAGATCCTCGATCTGTTCTTCGGGGAGATGTGTGGCATTCTCGACGACGTGCGGCCTGAGCGCATCATGCTGGTGTGGTGCGATGCACGTGTCAACCGTATCGACGAGGCTGTCGACACTGACGACCTGATGACCATCCGCGCAACAGGTGCGCCGGGTGGCGGTGGCACTGCATTCGCGCCGGTATTCGACAAGGTCGAAGAACTCGGGCTTGAGCCGGATGCCCTCATCTACCTGACCGATGGGCTTGGTAGCTTCCCGAAGGAAGAGCCCGGTTATTCAGTCATCTGGGGCAACATCAATCCCGGCAGCAAGTACCCCTTCGGCGAGGTGATCGACATCCCCGTCAAGTAACCTCACGAGGTAAGCGATGCAGAAGCTGACACATGAACAACACAAGGCCCGTGCGATGCTGATGGGCCTTGCGTATGACTGGCGCAATGGCACCTATTACCGGCCAATGGGCACTTTTCGGGACGGTAGTGTAGCTACGTGGTGGGTAGTTGATGCGCAGACACTAAAGCCAATGACGGGTGAGCAAGTAGCGCACAGAAACAAAGATCCTGATTGGCAGGTATTTGTCATATATTATGGCCCCGGCAACGCACCAAGGACAACACCCTATGCAGAAGCTGACACATGAACAACACAGAGCCCGCGCCATTCTGATGGGGCGGGTTTATGACTGGCGGGATGGGAGCTATTGCTTCTACGCCGACGTTGAGAGTAAGCACCTATCACACATGCATGCGATAGACGCTGAAACACTTGAGCCCATAAGCGAAGCCACACTCGTAGGGCGGGCGAACGAATGGTGTGGTGGCACAGGGGGTGAAGGCCCGGGGCATGACAGCCGCCCAAGACCAACCCCAATAGCTGACAAGTAACAACTTACCTTGAGGGTAACCAAATGCACAAGGAAATTGAAGATGCAATACTGCGGCAGTTCAAGAACGATCTGAACTGCATGGATCTTGACCAGATGCAGCAGGAATTGAACCGGGCGCTCAATGAGCTGGCCGAGATCGAGCCATGGGCGGAAGCCCTCACCATCGCAGTCAATCGGAGAGAAGCAGATGCCGAATACAAAATTCAGTGACGCCCTCAACAAGGGCATCACCCCGTCACAGCGCCGCAATAAGGCGCTGCAGCATGTCAGCGAAGTGGTGGCCAACGGCCGGCCTTCCTACCACTCAGCATCCGGCACAACGATCTGTGCCGTGCTGCACCACCTCGAAACCATCGGAAAGCCCTACACCCTGATTGCCAACCCGGGCAAGGGCTACGAGATCAGGGCTTACGATAGTCTGGAAGCCATGTTGACGGCAACCAGCAAGTAACCTATACTCCATCTGCGCTGAAGTCCCAAAGCACCTAGGGGGAGAAGGGCTTGCGTCAGCAACAATGAGCGGGTTCGGTAGCGCAAAGACCATGGACCGTGAAACCTGCTAAACCCCCAACATCGCGCACTCAAACAACGGGATCTTACCATGACCACTAAAACAACAAAAGTTGTCGATGACCTCATCCAGAGATCAGAGACTACCTCGAACTTTATTGCAGGCGCCCATGCGCAGTACGCCGACAGAAACAAGTTTCTAAGCTTGTTCTGGACAGAGAAAGAGCTGCGGTATGTTGACTTCGTTCGGGCGAATGTAAACCCGGCACAGCTCGACCCCGGGCATGGGCTTGTTACCTTCAGGGTAATGGCAGACCACCCCCTGCTGCCCAACAAAGCAGGTAGCGAGGTGTCACTTCCTTTCAGGTTCCAAGCGCCGAGAAGCGACCCCGGCATGCTTTTCCCAAGGCATGCGCCAGACATGATCAGCGACAAGTTCTGGGAGCACCGGGACTACTTCATGCCATTACTGCAGCAGACCTTCGCAGATACTGTCGACCGGCACCTGTTCAAAAAGGCTGTGTCTATTGTCGTGGTAAAGTGCGAGACGTATGAGCAGATGCGGCACACGTTCCCGCCCATCGTGCATCTCCTGAAGTCTGCCGGCCACTCCAAGATAGCTGACAAGGTCCGCGACATCAAGCGCGCCCCGCCGGGTGTTGGGTACACCATCGCACAGCGCGCCATTGTAAAGCATGTGTCCAACTGGTTCGCCTCACAGGTTCTCATGAATACCTTGCAAGGTAAGAACCCGAACCAAAGCGACACGATGCTGTGCATCAACCAGCCGGATATCAAGATCAAAATGGATGACGAAGACATCTGGCTGGACATGTAACAGGAAGAGGGGGCCACGCATAACGCAGCCCCCTCCCGCCATGCAGCCCAACCCCACAACAGGGCCGCGCCCCACCATAGACAAGGACTGGACCTAACGCAATGAATATTCTGACATTGGACTTCGAAAGCTACTATTCGACACAGTATTCATTGCGCAAGATGACACCGATTGAGTACATCCTCAATAAAGAATTCGAGTGCCATGGCCTAGCGGTCAAGCGCAACCGGGAGCCATCCTTCTGGGTCGACGGGCTTGATGTTGGACGCTTCCTCGCCAAGCAGGACACCAACGTAATGATGGTGGCGCACAACGCCCCGTTCGACGCAGCGATCTGTGTATGGCGCTATGGCTGGGTGCCGAAGATGATCTGTGACACGCTCGGCATCGCCCGCGCAATCCTGCAGAAGCAACTCAAGTCCCTGTCACTGGACAGTGTTGCCAAGCATATGGGCCTAGGCAAGAAAACAGGGGCGCTGGCCAACGTAATGGGGATGCGGCTTGCCGAAATCAAACAGCACCCTGACCTGCACCGCCGCTATGTCGAGTATGGCATGAACGATGCGGATCTGTGCTTCGGTATCTTTGACAGGTACGTGCTGTCTGGCGAGTTTCCGAGGGTGGAGCTTGCCATCATGGATGCTATCATCCGCTGCACTGTGCAGCCGCAATTCAGGGTCAACAGGAATGTGCTGGCCCAATCCCTCGAAGGCATTCAGAAAGAGAAAGAGCGCACGCTGCAGCTTATCTCTGCGATGGGTGCCGGCAAAGAGGATCTGATGTCCAACGACAAGTTTGCAGAGCTGCTGCGGGCGAACGGGGTGGAGCCCCCGACCAAGATTTCCGGCATCACCGGCAAGCAAGCCTACGCCTTCGCCAAGTCGGACGAAGCATTCCTCGACCTATTGGACCATCCAAGCACGACTATATCGACGCTTGTGGCCACGAGACTCGGGCATAAGTCGACCATTGAAGAGAGCCGACACGAGCGGTTCCTGAAGATCGCTGACCTTGACTGGCCGGCAACGCCTCTTACCCCCGGAGGTAAGCTCGCCCTTATGCCTATGCCACTGCGGTATGCTGGCGCGCACACACATCGCCTGTCCGGCGAGTGGAGCCTCAACGTCCAGAACATGGGGCGTGGGTCTAAGCTGCGCCAGTCTCTGGAAGCGCCGGCCGGGCATGTGGTGGTGGCAGGAGACGAGAGCCAAGTCGAGGCACGCTTCGTCGCTACGCTGTGTGGGCAGGAAGACCTGCGCAAGGCGTTCGAGGATGGCATCGACGTTTATTGCTCGTTTGCATCCGATCTGTTCTCAAGGTCCATCACCAAGGCCGACAAGATCGAACGGTGGATCGGCAAGACCTGTATTCTCGGGCTTGGCTTCGGGCTTGGGGATGAGAACTTCACCAAGGGCATCCCGGTGCTGTCGTTCAACCAGCTTGGCACGAAGATCCTTATGCCGTCAGAGGAAGGCAAGCGCGTCGTAAATCTTTACCGCACAAGGTATGCGAAGATCAAGCAGACATGGAAGCTGTTGGGCGAGCAGGGCATCCACGCACTAGCTACCGGCGATGAATGGTGGTGGGGGCCGGTGCTGTTCCGCAAGGAAGAAATTCTCCTGCCGAACGGCCTCAGCCTGTTCTACCACAATTTGAAGCAGGTGGCGGGTGGCCGGTTCGGACACGAATGGGTGTTCGAGTATGCCGGCAAGACGAAGCGTTGCTATGGCGGGATGCTGCTTGAAAACATCGTGCAGGCACTGGCGCGCATTGTCGTCATGGAAGCCGCCGTGCGCATCAAGCTCAGGCTCGCGAAGCTCGGCATTCCGCTCGCACTGCAGGTGCATGACGAACTCGTGTTTGTCGTGAAGAAAGAGTACGAGCAGGTTGTCCGTTTCGTCCTCACCCACGAGCTTCGGGTTCGCCCGACTTGGCTCCCCAACGTGCCGCTCGACTGTGAAGTCGGATCCGGCGACAACTACGGAGATGCAAAATGACACAAGACATATTGTACACCAGAACCAGCGTTCTCAGGGCGCTGGACTTCGCAGCCAAACATCCACCGGACAGCGTGCACGCTGCCATAAGAATGCTGCAACACCCAGCCGGCGGGCAGTATGTGCAAGACGGGTTTGTCATGCTCCCCCGCACTGTAGAGGAAGCAAAAGCGATGGTGCTCCTCGGGGAAAGTTTTATAGAAAGCACACGCCCATGATAGCCTCATTAATAGGGTTTGCAATCGGGTCTTCCGCAGCAGGTGCAAACAGCGTGGCCATATGGTTTCTCGCCTTTGCGCTTCTGATCCACATTCATAAAGGGCACAAGCAATGATGGTAGACCTTATGGCATATGGTTTCGGCGTCATGGTCGGTTACTATGTCGCGATGAAGCGCCCGGCACCGCCGATGGTTACCCTCAAGGTAATGCCGCCGGAGCCGGATGACCCGCTCGACATTGGCCCATCGGATAAGTGCACCGAATGGAGATCGGTGTTTGCACCTATCATCGTCAAGCTCGAAGTCGCGGCTATGTTTGGTAGTGGTGTGTCGTTCAACGCAGTAGGGGCCGACGCAGTAGCAAAGATGCTCAAGACTGCAACGAAGAACCTTGATCGTGCCGTCGAACTGCAGCTGGCGCGGCGGCCGGGTGGCAAAGAAAGTCGTTGACAACCCTTTGGTAACAGTGTATATACCAGAGGGTATCCACCACCAAGAAAGATCACCAATGATCAGCAAAATTAAACTGCCAGACCGCGACCGGGAGCATGAGCGCGTTCTCGGCCGCATCTTTGACATCTCCCCCTCGCAGGCAGCAGTCCTGTCTTGCCTGTCACGGTGCTCTATCGTGACGGCAAAAGAGCTGAAGGACTACACCGGGGTCAAGGCCCCCATCAAGATCGCGGTTAGCCGCACGCGGTCGAAGCTCGAAGCCCATGGCCTGTTCATCGAGAACAAGCCAAATGTCGGCTACTGGATCAGCGAGGAAGATCGCAATTGTGTTGACTTCCGCGTGAAAGAATTCATGGGAGAAGCCTGATGCCATTGTCTGGCGGTAAGAACACATCTGGCCTTGCAGCGGCCCAAAAATACTTCGAAAGCCAGCACAAGAATAATCTCGACGACCTCGGATTTCTTTCTGGTGTCGGCAGTGATCCGTTGTTATCCAGGTCAGTTAGCACGGCCCGCCCTAGGTGGAGTTTGCCAATGGCGCACGAAAACAAAAGCCGCGAGCTGCTTGAGATGATCGGGATGCGGCTGCGAGTTCCAGTCGGTGTGCAGCTGTTCGACTTCATTGCCGCCCATGCAGGCCCGAGAACGACATTTGTGTTTGTCGTGTCGAAGGGGCAGCCGGTAACACTGGAAGACGACAACGAGCTGTTCCCGTCTGACGCCCTCGTCACACAGCTGCGGCTCCTCAAGTAATTTACTTCGCAAGGTAACGACATGGTCACTTATACAAACGGCAAGAACCAGAAGGCATTCTCTTGGTCTTACTCCAAGCTGAAGAACTTCAAGACATGTGGCTTTCGATACCAGAAAATCGACCACGAGAAGAAATACCAAGAGGACTTCACTGGCGAGCATCTGCAGTGGGGCAAGCAGGTGCACACGGCGTTCGAGAAGCGAGTTCGAGATGGCACACCATTCCCCAAGGGGATGGAGTACTTCGAGCCGATGGTTGAAAACCTTGTCAATGCCTCTGGCAAGATCCTCGTTGAGCAGCAGCTCGCCATCCGCAAAGATCTGACAGCATGCGACTGGTTTGCAAAAGACACATGGTTCCGGTCCATAGCTGATTACCTGCGCATCGACGGCCGGGTGGCACTGGCCATCGACTACAAGACCGGCAAGATTATCGAGGACAGCCAGCAGCTCGCGCTAATCGCTGAATGCGTGTTCGCCCACTACCCGCAGGTCGATGCCGTTCGCTCCGAATTCTGGTGGCTGAAGGACGATGCTGCAACACGCGGGGACTTCTACCGCAGCAAGCGCAAAGAGACGTGGGCGCGGGTGCTGCCGGATGTGATGACACTTGAGCAGGCACACCTCACCATGAACTTCCCACCCAAGCCATCTGGCCTGTGCCGCAAGCACTGCATCGTGAAGGAATGTAAACACCATGGCGTCGGGTAACGGAGTCCTACTGCGGCAGGTTGTTTCAATGGTGCTGCGAACCAAGTTTCCCGGGATAGGGTTTGCGGTTGAAGTGGCTTACCAGCCAGACCCTATGGTTTTTCTGATAAGGGTAGTCGTTCTTTCTGATAAAGCACATCAGTATGTAGGAATGACACAACTATTCCCGGCAGAAGACGATCCGTGGGGGTTCACGCTAGACCCCGGGGTGGACGCTAGCATAAGACTGCTGAGGTAACCTCGAAAGGTAAGACCATGGAATTATCGGAGAGAACCAAGCGGGAAATGGAAGCTGGCGCACTGCGCTCCAAGCGCAACATGTCGGCCGGCCTTGTAGAGCAGCTGGTGAAAGAAATCACTGGTGGTAACCCGAAGTGGATAAGATGCTTCGATGTTAACCTAGAGGGTAGCAAGTTCGAGGACTGGTATGTGGTGTTCGATCTGGGAGATGGTGCTACAATGAGGGAGAGCATCAACGAATTCCCGTCAGACCGAATGAAAGCAACCCTCATGTTGTTAGGAAAATAGATGGCCACCCCGGAAAGTAAAGTGAAGGCGAGTGTCAACAAGGTGCTCGCAAGCTTCGGTGACGAAGTAGACGGCTTCTGGCCTGTGCCGTCCGGCTATGGTGAAAGCCACCTCGATTGGGTCGGCAGTGCTGGTGGGTACTTTATCAGCATCGAGACAAAGGCCCCCGGCAAAAAGCCAACACCCCGTCAGGTGGAGCGCATCCGGCGGGTGACGAAATCCGGCGGAGCCGCGTTTGTCATCGACGGCACCGACCAGACAACAACGGTCGACCAGCTGCGCACAGTTCTCATGCTTATGGTCAAAGGGGAGTGGCGCAATGTCTGAGAGCTATTCGAAGGAAGGCCCAAAATGCCCGTACTTTGGCTGCGGCCGGCAGTTCACTGCTGATGACAAGTTCTACTACACCATGACATTACTCGAATGTGACGAGTGCGGCCGGACCTCAACTGTGCAGGTCGAGACAGAAACGACGTGGATCTGCGAGGAAATAGATGACACGTGAAGAACACAAGCTGCGCGCCAAGCTGATGGGGATGGTATACGTAGGGGTGTTTGGCTACTATGCAGAAGGTATAGACCCCCATAGAAACCGCCTAGACGCTATGTCCCTTGAGCCTTTGTCGATAGACCAAGTTAGGGAGAGGCAAAGTAAAGCAAGACTACCCCTAGCAAAAGGTGGAGATTGGTACAATGACTGAATTGTTTGTGAGCGCTGCGCACAAAATGCTCGTAGTGCCTAAAGACACGACTATCGGGAACATGTTCCCCGACGCCAAGCTCGTTACCTTGAAAGGTAAGGAATTCCACCTCGTACCGCATCACCCGGCAGAGTGCTTCATCCTGCGGACGATGGGCTTCACTGTGCCGGCACCGATCCTGACCCACTATGAATGGCCGGGCGCGTTCAAGCCGTTCGATGCACAGCGCCAGACTGCCGGCTTGTTGACCATGAACAAGCGCGCCTATGTCCTCAACTCCATGGGGACCGGCAAGACCTCATCTGCCTTGTGGTCATGGGACTATCTCTATTCGCAGGGGCTGGCGCGAAAGCTGCTGGTCATTGCACCGTTGTCCACCCTGAAGTTCACATGGCTGCGCGAGGTGTTCAACACCCTGCCACACCGTCGGGGCATCGTGGTGCACAACAGTTCGAGGCTCAAGAGAGTAGAGCAGCTGAACAACCCCGATGCTGATATCTACATCATGAACCATGACGGGGCCAAGCTACTGCAGCCGGAGATCAACGCGCTGGTCAAGGCCGGCATCATCGACACGTTGATCATCGACGAGCTTGCTGTTTACCGCAACGGTAAGAGCTTGCGGACGAAGGCCATGAAGGCCCTTGCTGCAACGATGGAATGGGCATGGGGGATGACCGGAAGCCCGATGCCGCGCTCACCAACTGATGTGTGGTCACAGTGCCAGATCCTTACCCCGGCGACAGTTCCGCGCCACTTCAATGCGTTCCGTGATAAGGTCATGGTGCGCATCAACCAGTTCAAGTTCATGCCGAAGAAAGACGCCGTCGAGACTGCATACTCTGTCATGCAGCCGGCCGTTCGGTTCACCATGGACGACGTGCAGGAGCTGCCCGAACTCGTGGTGCAGACCCGCGACATCCCGATGGGCGTCAAGCAGCTCAAGGTGTATCGCGCACTCACATCGGCATGCTTTGCTGCTGTGGGGTCAAGCGAGATCACCGCCGCGAATGCTGGTGCCGTCATGATGAAGCTGCTTCAGGTCGCCACTGGATGGGTATATGACAAGGAGCGCAACACTGTGGCGCTGGACGGCGAGGACCGCGTTGCCGCGCTGGTCGAGACTATCGACGCGGCAGAGCAGAAGGTGCTTGTTTTCGTGCCATTCATCCATGCGCTGGATGGTATATCGGCCGCACTTACCGCCGAAGGTATCGAGCACGCTGTCGTGTCCGGCAACACCCCGATCAATGAACGGTCAGAGGTGTTCAACCTGTTCCAGAACACGGACAAATATAAAGTCCTTCTGGCGCACCCGCAGTGCCTCGCTCACGGCATCACCTTGACGACGGCCAACACCATCGTATGGTACGCCCCTGTCACCTCGCTGGAAATCTACGAGCAGGCCAACGCTCGCATCCGGCGTGTCGGCCAGAAACATAAGCAGCTCGTTCTTCATCTGCAGGCGACCCCGGTTGAGAAGAAAATCTACAAGCTACTGCAGAGTAACCAGCAGGTGCAGGACGCATTCCTCGGGATGTTTGCCGACGCCACCAACCAGAACCCTATTACCTAGGAGGTAACATGGAACCCCACCCATTAAACCTTGAGGCCACGCTAGAGCGTATCGAGCCCGGCTTGGCCCCGGTGGACATGCAGACTGCAATTCTATCAATCGCAGTCTCAATGAAGCGCATCGCTGACCAGCTCCACGACACCTGTGCTGACGTGCGAATGACGCAAAGTAATTCGTGGAACATCACGGCCGAAATCAAGGGGGTGAAAAGCGCAGTGGAGGCTCTTTCTAACAACTATTCAGGGGGAACCTCGGCTATCTTCAGCGGGGTGCAGGAAATAAGGGAAATCAAACGAATATTGGAGAAGATCAATGAAACGCGGTGAGATCATGCTTTGTAATCTCTGGGACGAAATGCGGGAAAAATACCCGAACGCCCCAGACAACCGTCTGATGGAAACGACTTGCGTCGAGTACAACAGGCGCTATAACAGCGACGTGCGGACGGCAGATCTGGTTGAAGCTCTTGAGCGAAGATCAGACCAGTAAACTCGAATACTACAGGGCTCGTGCAGCCCTTATGGGCGGCACCTATGATGAGCCGATGCACGTGATAAGATTGAGAAGGGGGCCGGCAAAAGCCCTTCCCTTCTCTAGGGTGTCTTCGGTGGTTTACTACCTAGACGCTGATGACCTTCGTGTCGTCATTGACGACAGAGTAGAAGTTGACAACGTACCTTGAAAGGTAAGACCATGACAACAGCACCAACCGAGACTGACATAAACATCCGCATCGGCCAGTACATCAAGCTTCGCGACGTGATCAAAGAGCAGGACGATGCACACAAAGCCAAGATGCAACCCTACCGCGAAGCCCTCGAAAAGCTCAACGCGGTAATGCTCGACCACCTCATTAAGATCGGCGGCGACAGCGTGTCCAGTCCGGCCGGCACCGTCTACCGCACCACCAAGCGGTCGGCATCCCTCGAAGACAGCGATTCTTTCATGCGCCATGTCATCGGGTCCGAGGATTGGGATTTGCTCGACAAGAAAGCCAGTGTTGCCGGCGTCGAGGCATTCGTGAACGAGCACGGCGTCCTGCCCCCCGGCGTCAAATGGACTTCTACACAGGTTGTCGGTGTCCGCCGGAAATAGTTTGTTTACCACTTGACAACCCCATACCCCCCATCTATACTGAATTTCCCTATCAGGAGAAAACCCCATGTCAGAACTAATCCCCGTAAACTTCGGCGCAATTTCCACCAAATTCGCCGGAACTCCGGTTGTTGACGACCTCTCTTCCGGCATCCAGTCCTCTTTCGCACTGGTCGGCTACAAGGGTAAGGTCTGGTCGCTCAAGTATCGTGGCGACGAAACGCAGCTCCTGCGCGACGACGGCGACGGCCCCCGTGGCTCCATTGAAGTCGTCATCCTCAAGGCCAGCCAGTCGATCTCCAAGATCTATTACAAGGATGGCTACGTTGAAGGCTCGAACGCCGCCCCCGATTGCTTCTCGAACAATGGCGTGACCCCCGAAGCTACCTCGACGGCGAAGCAGTGCGAGAGCTGTGCCGTCTGCCCACACAACCAGTGGGGATCGCGCATTACCCCGGCCGGTAAGCAGGGCAAGTCCTGCGCCGACAGCAAGCGCATCGCCGTCGCTCCGCTGCAGGATCTGGAAAACACCGTCTATGGCGGCCCGATGCTGTTGCGCGTCCCGGCAGCATCCCTGCAGGATCTGGCCATGTACGGCCAGAAGATGCAGCAGATGGGCTACCCCTATTACTCGATTGGCACGAAAATTGCTTTCGACCCCGGCGAGAGCTATCCGAAGTTCGTCTTTTCGGGCGTGCGCCCATTGAGCGATGCGGAAGCCGACATCGTGCTATCGGCTCGTGAAGGCCACACTGTCAGCCGCATTCTCTCTGAAAGCGAGTTCGGCCCTGCCCCTGCGGCCGCACCTGCGGAGGCTGCACCGCTGTTCGAGCAGGCGCCTGATGTTGGCGCTCGTGTCGCTGCTGTCGAGCCTGTTGCCGACACAAGCGACGCTGACGAGAAGGCTGCTGCCGAAGCTCTGGCCAAGGCCAAGGCTGCTGCAACGGCGAAGAAAGCTGCTGCGACCAAGGCTGCGAACGAGAAGGCCGCTGCTGAAAAGGCTGCTGCTGAAAAGGCCGCTGCAGAAGCTGAAGCCCGCGCCGCCGCTGCACTCGCAGCTGCATCTGTTACCCCCGAGGTAACTGAAAGCGACGAAGACCGGGAAATCCGCGAAGCCGAGGAAGCCTACCTCAAGATCAAGGCTGCAGCTGCCGCGAAGAAAGCCGCCGCTGCCAGCGCTACGGTCGCCCCGGTCGAACCCGTCAAGGACAAGGAAGAGGCTGACCCGGCAACGACCGGCTTCGCCGCCGAGCTTGACGATATGCTGAACGGCCTCTTGGGCTAAAAACTGCGGCGCGGTAGTGCGGAATAACACTGGCGGGCTGGCTTTTTGCTGGCCCGCCATCATTAATTTTTGGAGCCCCGCTCGCAATGAATATCCCCCCCACCACCAATACGAAACTGTTCCTCGCCCGCGTTGTAGCATGGCCACAGGATGGGGATGCTAAGGCATATGTGAACATCCATAACACCTTCGAACCGTCGGACAAGTCGACCATTCGGATAAACAAGACCACCGGCCGCCCGCTTCTACCGTGGACCGGCAAGGCATGTCTGTCGTTGGGCGAAGCCGTCAAGGCTGTCGAGTACGCCTCATCGAATGAAGGCTCGAAGGATATCTACTTCTGCACCTCGACCCAGATCTACGCCGAAGAGAAAGTATCAGCCAAGGGCTTCAAGTATTTCAAGGCTGTGCGGGCGGCAGAGAACGCGGTGCGGATGAAGGCCCTGTTCATCGACATCGACCTAGTTGATGGGAAGGCCGACAAGAGCAAGGGCTATGCCACCACGAAAGAGTTTGGCGAAGCACTCCTCGCGTTTATCAAGTTCACTGGACTTCCCCGCCCTACCGCCGTTGTGTCTTCAGGCGGCGGCTTCCATGTGTACTGGTGCCTTGTCCGCCCTCTGGGCGTCGAGGAGTGGCTTCCGCTTGCCTACGCCATGGCGGAAGCCACGAAGCAGGCAGGGCTGCGCTGCGACACGCAATGCACTATCGACGCCGCTCGCGTGCTTCGCGTTCCGGGTACGAAGAACTACAAATACGACCCACCACGCGATGTTACCTTGGTGGGTAACATGGTTGAGTTCGACTACTCGAACGACAAGATTGCCAGCATCCTGAAGCCCTTCGAGGTGACGGTTCCCCACTCCACTCTAACCGCATCAATGACCCTGCTGCCGCCCAAGACCCCTATCCAAGGCGTGTCCGATCTGGCATCTGGTATCGATCTATCGTCCGCTGCGCCTGTCAAGCTCGACAGCCTAGTGTTTGAGTGTGGCTTCATTGCCGAAGCACTGGCGACCGGCGGCGCGGCTTTCAGCAACCCGCTGTGGAACCTGACGACACTTATTGCCACGTTCACAGAAGGTGGCCGCGTCGACGCCCACCGCATGGCAAGTGGCCATTCGAACTATGGGCCGGGTGAGACTGATGAGCTGTTCGACCGCAAGTCCAACGAGAAGATCACCCGCAATCTGGGGTGGCCTAGCTGTGCGTCTATCGCGGCTAGTGGATGCACAGCCTGCGCCACCTGCCACCATCGGCCGGAAAACAGGTCGCCGCTCAACTTTACCCCCAAGGTAACGCAGCAGGCGGCAGTGCAGGGCGGCTTCTCGCAGCCCGTGGCGGCCGTTGTGGCATCGGCGGCTACATCGGCCCACCTGACCACAGCACCGCAGCCAGTGGCCGCCCCTGCCCTGCTGGTCCCCGGAACCGGGCAGCAGGATCCTGACCTTCCGAATGGATACCTGCGCAACAACAACGGTGTCATCCTCTTCGCCGCACCGCAGGACGATGGTTCCACAACATGGTTCCCCGTGACACGCTACCCCATGATCGACCCATGGATGCAGCGTGACCCGTGGTCGCTCAACTTCACAACTGAAACTGAATTCGGCAAGCTGTCCCAGATTTCTGTCCCGTGCAAAGATGTTGGCACGGGTGAAATGAAAAAGTCCATGCAGGAGCAAGGCTTCATGGTGGGCGGCGGCGTGCGTGGCTTCAACAACCTATCGGATTTTATCATGGCTTGGATTTCCAAACTTCAGACTACCAAGGACAGCATTGTGACCTCTGTGCCGTTCGGCTGGCTGGTCCGCAGCGGCAAGACCCACGGGTTCGTTTACGGCGGCAAGCTCCACACCCCCAACGGCACCGAGATCGCCTCGAACACCGACCCGGAGCTGCAGCGCCAGTTCTCCCCGGAAGGCGACACACAGCCGTGGCTCGATGCTGCACTGATGATCACCGACCAGAAGCGCCCATCCCTCGACGCTATCGTCGCATCAGCTTTCGCTGCGCCGCTGGTGAGATACACCGGGCACGCCGGCTTGCTCATGTCCGCATACTCCATCGAGAGTGGCATCGGCAAGTCAACCGCCCTGAAGATCGCACAGGCTGTATGGGGCGACCCGGTCAAGGCTGTACAGTCTCTGTCCGACACGCAGAACTCCGTGCTCAACAAACTCGGTGAACTGCGCTCGCTGCCGATCTATTGGGACGAATTGAAGTCGGAAGAGGACACGAAGAAATTTGTCGACACCGTATTCCGGTTGACACTCGGCAAGGAAAAATCGAGAATGACCTCGAAGGTAACTCAGCGGACGCCCGGCACATGGCAGACAGTTATGGTCGCAGCATCCAACGAAAGCCTTATGGACAGCATCGCCTACAAGACCCGCGCCACCACGGCCGGCATCTACCGCGTATTCGAGTTTACGGTTGACCCACCGAAGGCCGGCGCTCCGGGGCAGATCGACCCAACCATTGCGCAGCGCACGCTCGCCAAGCTGCACGACAACTATGGCAACATCGGCTATGACTATGCAAGCTATCTGGGGATCAACCACCAGCAGGTCGAGAAGGATGTTGGCACCACTCTGTCGAACATCGGCAAGGAAGTTGGGATGCACGCCGATGAACGGTTCTGGGTGGCCCTTATCGGGGTTACACTGCTAGGCGCCAGATATGCCAACGCCCTTGGGTACACGTCGATTGACGAAGCAGCGCTCAAGACATTCATGTACCAGACCCTCAAGGACATGCGCAGCCAGCGAGCATCGCAGCCAGTCGACATGCGCAACGTCTCCAACGTCGTCAACACGCTGGCGCGCTTCCTCAACGAGAACCGCGCCCGGCACACCCTCGTCACCAACGTCATCCACCGGCTGCGCGGAAAGCCTGCTGCCGGCACAGTGTCCGTCATCGGTGACGCATCCCGCCTTGACAGCATCCACGTGCACGTCGGGGCCTCTGATCACGTCCTGCGGATCGGCCAAGCCTACCTCTATGACTGGCTGCAGCAGAACAATTACCCACGGCATGTGTTCCTCAAGGCACTGCAGTCGGAACTCGGGGCGGTGCTCACACAGGGCCGCCTTGGGGCTGGAACGTCGTATGCGAATGCGACGGAATACCTTGTCGAGATCGACATCACCAACTCGAAAATCATGAACTTCATTGATGAAGCATAGGAGCTGACCATGGAAGACCACATTGAAGTGAAGAAAGCCACCGACGAAATCGAAGCCATTCTGGCGCGACTGAAAACCATCGCCACCGATCTGGCTGGCGGCATAAATGTTGACGTAGTCGTCGCCGTGCACAAGGTTCACAAGCAGGGCGAAAAGTGCTCCGGCGGCTTCGTCCTGACCGAGGTCGAGCCAGAAGAGGCGGCAAAGGTGCTATGGGCTGGGCTGGCCATGGTGCAGTCTATCATCGCAGTGCAGCGCCCGCCTACGGGGATGGTGAACTGATGTCGACGAAGAACTCACCGCTCCGGGTTATCCGCACAGAAGCCGCCAGCATCGCCTATAACCTCAAGGCGCTTGAGCGGGGCGAACGCCCAAACAACTACATGGCCGAAAAGCTGGAAGCTGCCCGCAGCAAGCCGGTAATAAAAATCGGGCTGATCATGGATGACAAAGTCATCACGATTGAAATATCGTGGGACAAGATCCGTGGCACAAGCGAAGCGGCAATGACCGAGTACATTATGGGTCTGATGCTCGAAACCCGCAACACCATCCAATAGAAAAAGCCCCGGCTCATCGCCGGGGCTTTTTGTTACCTTGAGAGGTAATCAGGATCGGTTGAGGATCAAGATTGCCCCGATGACCAGACCGAGCGCAACGGAACTTGCCGCCCTAGGCCACCCCGGCAGGCGAGAAAGCCACGTCTCCCCCCTTGGCACCCGCATCGATACCAAAGCCATTACAGCCGCCACTGCTGCTGTGTATCTGATGAACACCAGCGGCTTGTAGTAGTCAGTCGGAAGCCATCGAGTGTTGTTCACAAATTCCCGATAGAACGTCACATAACATTCTCGCAGTCCTGTTGCGAGAAATATAAGCACGATGGCCATGGCCAGCGCGTCGACACGTTCTGCCTTATCACCACTGGCGTCGATGGTAGTCCGCAGGGCCGGCCAATACGCATGCACCACGGCAAAAGACGTGGTGAACAGTACAGATCCTGTGAGCATGTAAAGCTCGATGGGCTCGAACACCAGTGCAAGAGGGACGAACGAAACCAGCAGCATTAGCGCTGCATGGAGTACCTTACTTTTGAATGCCCGCATTTTCTATTGCCTTTAACTTGTCAGCACGGTTGATCACGTCGCTGATGATTTTTCTTGCGAATTGTGCATCCCTCTCTTGCTTGCGAGCCTCGACAACGAACGTCGTGGCTGCGGTAGTGTTTTCTTTTTTGGCGCGTAGCAATGTTTCGGTGATGTGGCTGTCGTCCGGCTGGTTAACCGGATCGACACTGTCGCGTTTGTATCCAAATAGGCGGGAAAACGGGTTCATGCGGCTTGCACCCCTCTCTGCAGAACTTCGAGGCGGTGCCGAAGATCTTCGAGTTGCTGCGACATCGTACCGCTCTTGTCATCCCAGCGCGTATGCTGATTTTGGAATTCCGTCAGGAGCTTGGCGAAACCGGCAGCGAGCTGGTTGATTGCTTCGGTAGTGGCAGATACACTGCCGTGCATCGCATTGACCGTGTTGGTCGAGTTGGTCATAACGTCGAGTATCTCGCGGAATTCCGCGAGACGTTTTTCATACTGGTCTTTTACCGCTTGGTTGGCGGCAGAAACTTGGATATCGCAGGCACCCCCTGCGGCAGCAAGTCTCTTGTCTAGGACATAGCACCATATCCCCAAAAGGACAGCCACCACCCACCCGGTTCCTTGGGTTAGCAGGGTGGTGACAGCAGTTTCAGTGAATGTCTCGATCATTTCTCGTCCCGCCGCCAGCCACGGTTCTTGTGTTCTGATTGGACATTCAGGTTCGAGCGGGCGGTGCTTCCACCGGATCGCTGGGGCTTGATGTGGTTGACATCCTTGCCATCGCCCTTTTTCACCTTGCCCTCTTTCATGAGCATGGCCCGCGCCTTGTTGTTGTTGGCGCGGGCTTTGACGTTTTCCGGCCGGGCATCATACCCGGCGTTCTTGCGCTTGATCTGGCCGGGGGTCCGATGGGAACTCGGATCCCGCTTTTCTCCGCCTTCAGCCATGGTCACCATCCCTAAACATGTAGCGGGCTCTGAAGCGGGCAGCGTAGTCATGCCCGCCTTCCTCTAGGCTGTCGGCCTGTGCGCGGAGCCAGTCCGCTACTTCCTTCCGGCCGTCTTCAGTCATGCGATCCGCCTCTTTGATTGTCAAAGTTGCTGCGGACTTCGTTTCATTTTCCATAGGGATTACCTCTAAGGTATGTTGCTAGGGGAGGAAATTGTAGGTGGCATCTGCCCGGTTCAGGATGTGTTCTTCCCTACGGCGAGCGCGAATGCCTTCCTTGGTTTCCTTCATATCAGCTTTCATCCGCTTTTGGTAGCCCCTAAGCTCGGAAATCGTAAGGCGAGCTTCTGCCGGCTGGTCCTTGTTCCACTTCCGAATTTCCCGCCACAGACGGCCTCGGGCAGCGCCAGAAGCATCGACCCATTCACGCTGGAACTCGGTGCGGGCAGCGTCTTGGTTCTCTTTGGCGCGGTAGAAAGCGCCAGACCGTTCGAAGGCTTCGGCTTCGCGTGCTGGGGCCATGCCCATGGCTCGCCCAAAGGCTTCTAGACCGCTATACGGGGACATGACCTGTTTGCCGCTAGTCTCGCTCACGGTCCCCTCTGTGGCCACGCGGTAGGCTTTCAGGCTGTCTGCAAACACCTTTACCGGCACCAGCCTCTCTGCCGCCCGCTGGAAGTCGCCCTCTGCCAGATCGTTGATGCCCTTGGCCCAATCGACCACAAGGCCGGCGGGTGCGCCCGCAACAGCGTCCCATGCGTAAGCTTTCCAGTCCTGTGCCTCATTGGAGCGCGGCTGGCCGAACGGCCCCATGAGGGTGTCGATGCCCATACGACTGGACAGGTCGATACCGACCGCCCGGGGGAGCCCGCGAGAAACGATCTCGCCAAACTTTGCCCCAAACAGATCGGCGGCGGCTTCCCGCTGCGCGTCTTCGACATCGCCCCAAGACCAGTCGGTGATACCAAGGCCGTTCGCTGCAGTCACCAGAAGCTTGATCGGTTCTGTCGGCAGGCCCATGGCACCGGCAACGAGCACGTGCATGCCGATAGTGAAGCTCAACGACTTGATGGCCCGTGCACGGTCGCCCGGGTTCTCGTTGCGGATGGCGATGGCCACCTGCTCACCAAGCATCTGATACATGCCAGCGCCGTATTTCTTGAACTGCAGCATCAGGCGCAGCGCCGGGTGGTTCATGTACGGGGCCGAGTTGGTGGCCGAGTAGTTGAACTGTGTCAAGTTGACCGTGTCCTGTGCAAACTGCACAGCACGCTCATGGTTGCCTGACCGCTGCATTTCGAGCCGGTAAGCGGCCAGTGCCGAAACACTGCGGTTGATGCTTTCAACAGCCTTGGGCATCTGGCGACCGATACCTTCAAGGTAACCGATACCAGTGTCCAGCTTGCCGATAATACCGGCTTTGTCACGGACCATTTCAGAGACTTCAAGCCCACTCTCAACGTCGAGCGATCCGCGCTCGATAAGGATGTCGAGCATGGCGATCTCTTGCTTGTTCTTCAGGCGGGACTTGATCAGGTTCACCGGGTCTGTCGGCACGTTCTCGCGGCCGGCGCGGACCTTGTCAGCCGTGGCGATAAAGCCTTCCTTGAGCACCTTCAGGGATCCAACGTCGCTGTACGCCTTGGACATGGCGGCGTAGGCCCGGCCAGCGCCATAGTGGCCAGCAAGGTATGGTGCCGTCGTCATCATCGGCTGCAGGGCGTTGATCACGGAATACGAAGGCGACATGAGCTTGTCGATGAACGACACGGCAAGAATGCGCTTCGTCACCGCGTTGCCGAACTGGTTTTCAGCAATCGGGTTTGCGGTGGTGACGCGGCGAACGATCTCGTTCTGGATAGCCGTGCGGCCGGCGGACAGGCCGTCAGCAGCGTTGGCCTTTACTGCATCGTCAAGCTCGACCAAAGCGGTGTCGAGCTGCGGGCGATAGTCCAGCTTGGCGACGTAGTTGCCCATGCTGTGCGCATAGTCAGTCGTGTTGCGCACCAGATCCTTCGACGCACCAGCGACATACTGGCGCGGCAGGTGGCGGGACTGGATGCGGGTCGATCCGAGCATGTTGATAGACATCTCGTTGAGCGTGTCCAAAAGCTCCTGCTTCTGGGTGGGGGTGAACTGGCGTTCATCTGCCCGGCGCTCAAGCACGGTGTTCATCCGACGCATCTGTGTGGACAGGGCATCGGTCTGCAGGCCATGTGCTTCAAAAGACCGTGGCACCGCGTCGTCAGCCTGAATGCCCTTGGCACGCAGCTGCGCCACGCGGTCACGAGCTTGCTTCATGGTGTCGAACATCTCCATGTGGCGGTTCTGGACAACCACACGGTAGCGCGGGACGGCGTTCATGTCGTTGGAACCGAGACGAACGGTCTTGCCGTCTTCAGTGCCAGTCGTTGCCCCGGTGTCCTTGTCCACGTAGATGGTGCGGATTGTCGGGCGGCCGGACTGCGACTGTGAGAACTCAGCCGCTGCATCGGCATCGGTGAACTCGAACTCGTTGTCGGAAATGCGGGTCGCGTTACCCGGCAAGGTAACTTCCGTCTTCCCCTTGACCACGTAATTGCCACGGCGCATGAGCGGGAAATACGGGCCATTGATCTTGGACAGAACACCAGCGGCTGCAATGGCATCGTATGCCTCGCTCATGAGGAGCTTGTCAGCGTCCGTGGCTTTGCCTTCATGGAGCCGGGTCGCCATACCATCGGGATCCGTCGTGTCAAACAGCGTGACGATGCGGTTGCGGATGAGCTTGACAGCCACCTCGTTCTGCTTGTCGCGGAAATAGCTCATAGCTTCGAGCCGGGCTACCTTCAGATCGGCAGGGAGCGCGGCGTGCATCTTGGCGAGGACGGGGTGCTGCGAGCGCTGCCACGTGTCTTTCTTGCCCTTGGCACTGATGTGCTTCTGGTCGGAAAGAGGGCGGTCAGCGTAGACACCGGCCATCGTCTCGTCGTGAACCAGCTGGGTGAAGTCTTCCCACACCTTGCCTTGGTACTTTCGTTCGAGGCTGTGGAGCTTCTGGATGATTGGGGCGGCAGCATCGAACTCACGGATGGCAGCGACGCGCTGGCCTTCCATGATGTTGGCGATTTTGCGGACGACATTGTTACCCTTGAAGTAACGATCCGAAGCCCGGGCGATGCTGTCGAGGGTGCGCAGGCCGATAAGCCAAGGGTTGCCCTTGGTCGGCGCATACTCCTGCCGTGCCTCAAAGTCCTTGACGATCCTGCGGGCCTGATCACCGACGGACTTCGCCATGCCTTCCCCAAGGAACGAGCGGGCGTTGAAGAAGTTTTCCAGATCTTCGACAGCGTTGACGCGGGGCTTCATCGCGTCTTCAGTTAGCCGGATAGCGACCTCAAGCACGTTGTAAGAGCCATCGGGCATCTTGAGTGCGCGCCGGACAGCCGACACCAGTGCGCCCCACATGGTCTTGCGGCTCTCACCGAGCTTGAAATACTCGACCATCTTTTCGTGAGCGGGGATCGTGGCTAGGATTTCTTGGAAGCGCTTGTTCGAGAATGCTTCGGCAATGAACTCTTTCGCTGCCGTCACGCCGTTCGCGCCTGTTGTCCCATAGGCAACAGCGTCGAGGTCTTCCTGCCGGCCCGCCTTCCGAAGATAATCACGGATGTAGTTGGCCGAGTTGATGATGTTGTTGAGTAGAGTGGTGTCCTGCACCATGCCACGAACAGTCGCCGCGTGGGTGACTTCATGCAGCACGACATGCCGGAACTTGTCAGGGTTGGCCAGAAGATCTTGGTTGATGATAATGACATCGCTGTCTTTGGCAGCAGCGTTGAACGCATGGTAGCCGTTGAGTTTTACGGTCGGGGAATAGTTGGAAAGGCGCAGGATATCGGCGTTGGTGACAATATGGATGCGCATATCACCGACAAGCTTGGTGAGCTGCGCCCGCGCCGTGCCGGCAATCACCCGGGGCGCACCAGCGAGATTGGACAGATCAACCTCCCACAGTGCATCGCTGACCGACATTTCGCGGACAGCCTTGGCGAAGCGCTTGGTCAGCGGGTCGAGCACATACCCGTCGCGAACCTTGCCAGTGAACGCAACTTCGCGCCGCAGCTCCTCTGCAAGAGTTGCATCGACGGAGTAGGTGGCCACATCAGGGTCCGGCTCCCCAACCATCAGCGAACGCATTTCATCAGCTCGGGCCGTGGACAGGTCGGAGCGCTCCTGCTGGGCAGACTTCGACCACGCCTTGAACTCTTCGCGTGTCATCTGCGCCATGCCGCCGATGCGGTTGATGCCTAGGCCATCGGAAAACGCAGCATCGTAGGCGCGAACAGCTTCCTGCTGTGTATCAAAGCCAAACATAACCTTGTGTTCATCGAACGCTTGGGTAAACGGGTCGATCTGATCGACGACATAGACGTAAGTCGCATCGGGCTTCGGGCCGACGTAAACGTCAATCGGATCGCCGTCGGCACCTTTCGTACCTTCGAGGTAACCATAGTCATGGCGCATCTTGACAGACCACGCCGGGCCGGCCGGATCCTTGTTGGACCGGACAGACCCCTTCGGGTTCTCGATGGCGATGGCCACACCGTCGATGCTGACCTTGCCTTTCTTGTAATTGCCAGCAGTGGCCTGCGCCTGTGTGGGGGCGGTGTTCGTCTCCCCACGTGCTTTCTCAATACGCTCCTTGACCGTGGCCTTTGCAGCCTTGTCTTCGGCAATGGCATCCTCGACGATCTGCCGTCCGACACGCTGTTCGGCAACGGTGAGCTTGATTTCAGCCAGCTTGCGCGCTGCCGCCGGGCTTGGCTCTTTAGCCGCCGGCTTGACGAAGACACGCTTTTTCTTCGTCTCGACGACAGCCTTGCGGGTATCGGTCTTCGGGGTTGTGAAGCCCTCTCCCTCGCCCATAGCCTTGACCTTGGCTGCGACCGGGCGCTGCTTGCCTTCTACCTCTGAGGCAACTTCGCCCTCTTCCTTGCGGATAATGGCGTCTTCCGGGTTCCCGGTGTTGGCCGCCTCGTCGTCCGGTGTGGTGTCGACACGGTCGCCATCATCCGTGAACTCGCCGTCTTCGATCGGAGCGCCGTCACCAAGCTCCTGCACGTCCTCGTCAACAGTCGCGCCGACGACTTCATCAGACGACACAACTTTCTTCGCAGCATCACCGGCAACGCGACGGGCTTCGAGTACATCCTTGGCGTCACCGATGCGCAGCGAGAATTCGCGCTTGGAGAACTCCTGCAGGCGAGCCTTGCTCACTTCCTTACCTTCGGCCTTAGCCTTCGCCGCAGCACGAACAAGGCCACGGGCTTCTGCCAGAAGAATGGCCGCAGGTGTAGGGGCCACTTCCCTGTCGGTGTTGTCTTTCAGCTTATCTAGGATGGCCACCCCGTCCTTTTCCGCCTGCGCAAGCATAGCGGTTGCACGGTCGAGCATGGCTTTGCGGCCGGCAACGATGCGGTCGGGCTTCGTGCTGAATACGCCCTGCTCAATGTCCGCCGGCAGATGAGCTTCCATAACCTTGTTGGCGCGCTCATGATTGGCCACGATGTCAGCACGCTTTTTCGCAGAGATCTTGGACTTGATGTCCAGCGCCTCTGGGCTGTCAGCTGCCGCCGCAGTCTTCATGAGCTTGTTGTCAGCTTCTGCAGCGCCACGCAGGTTCTTTTCGAGCTGTGCATCGTAGTCAGCTGCTGCCTTCGCTTCGGCAACAGGGTCGGTTAGGATGCGCGGACCCTTCGGGGCCACCACCGGAGCGTCGGGGACCATAGCAGGTTCGGCCACAGCTGGCGCAGGAGTGGGTTCTACGATTGTCTGGGTTGGTTGGGCCACCACAGGCTCTGAAGCCACTGGCTGGGCAGCTGTGGGGGTTTCCTGAATTACCTCGGGGGTAACGGGCTGGGCCTGCTCGACAGGTGCTGCAACTGGCTGCACGGGGGCCTGCTCGACAGGTGCTGCAACTGGCTGCTCGACTGGCGGGAGCGCCACTGCCACGGCTTGGTCCGTTGGGAGCACAGCAGTCGGCTTTTTCTTTTTACCCTTGGTGATGGCAAGTATCTGTGCATCATTCGGCGCGGCGGCTTCCACCACCGATACGCCCGGCTTTGCCACAGCTTCAACAGGCTTGGCGGCGTTCGGGTTCGTCTTCAACCCACGTGAAGTAAGCTTGGCGTCGACTTCGGCCTGCTGTGCAGCGTCAATTTCGGCGTACTTTTTGCCGTGGTTCTTCAGCGACTGCATGTCCTGCGCAATCGTCGCTTCAGTGCCCACTGCTTCAGACGGCACGACAGGGGTTGTTTCCGTGGGGGTGGCCGGTGTTACCTCTGAAGGTATGGCCTCTTCCGGTGTCACTTCCGGTGTTGGCTTTGCCGCTGTCTTGCCACCAGTAACCGCGCTGACGCCTGCACCCAGAACTGTTCCTAGGACGGCACCTGTGGCAGCGGCGTTGGCCGTCTGGCTTGGGTCAATCTTGTCACGCAACTGCCCGGCTACTTCGCCCTGCTGGGTGAGGTAGTCCTGCGTTCCTTCCTGAGCACCTTCGGAAATGGCACCTTCAGCTCCACCCTTGACAGTGCGCTTTACGACGCCTTCTGCCACCTCGCCAACAGCCTTCTCTGCAGTGCCAGCAAAAGCCCCCGCGATCTTGCCTCCCGGGGTAAGGCTGTTAGTGAGCGCTGTGAATGCACCGATCCACAGCGGGCGGTTCCCACGGATGAACGAGTTATAGCTCGAACGCGCAGCCTCTTCTGTCGCACCCTGCTTGCGCAAGTCGCGGTACATCGGGATCTGGCGTAGCTCTTCGTCGGACATTGCGTCCGTCTGGGCATAGAAGTCGTCCACCATCTGGGACGCGGATAGTGTGCCGCTCACTATGCCTGCTGCTGCTGCACTCCTGAACGCAACAGCGGGGACCGCCGATGCAATGACATCGGGGGCCATGTTGGTTGTCTTCAGCGCCAACGAGTTCAGTGTCCAGAAATTCGGATCGGTAATGGTGCTGTCGAGGTCAGACCGGCCTTCGTCGGTCATCGCCCCCTTTGCGTCTCTTTCCAACATACCAAAGAGGGTTTGGCCGAATTTGCCAAGTGCAGCGGAAGCCGCCGAAGCTTTGCTACCACTATCAGCATTTCGATCTTCGCTGATGGCGCGGACAGTCGCGCTTAGATCAGCACCGATGCCAGCTGCACGAGATCCGAGTGCTGCGGGATAATCCGTCCAGCTGCTTTCAGTTTGGGGGGTAGCCGACAGGTCGATGATCTTGTTGCCGGTCGCTTCGCGAAATTCTTTGCTTGCAAACGGATCGACAAATTCGCTGAGATCGTCTTCGGCCATATGTATTCACCTTGGAAATGGGGGAGCGGTTGGTTACCTTCGGCGGTAACTTACTTTATCCGCTCCCCTATATCAAGGGCTATTCATCGGGGATGGCACCACGACTATCGAGCATCCGCAGGCGGGCTTCAAGTTCGGAAATCTCGCCTGCAAATTCTTCGGGATCAGGCTGCTTTTTGTAGGCAGCGATAGCGTCTACAATATCCTGCCTCTGCCGGTCGACCTTGACACTGGTGGGCTCGACGATGAGCTTGTTGTAAATATCCTTTCCAGTGTCGATAGCGCCGTTGACGATTTTATCTGGAACCTGCATTGCTTCATCAGCGGCAGCGTTCATTTTATCGCCAGCATTCGAAAAATCCTTGATAGTATTCTCCGTGTCCTTTGCGCCCGTCTTTCTCTTTTCATTGAGCGCCTGCTGCTCCCCAGCCACCGTCGCACGATCCTTGAGGAGCTGCCGAAGCGTGTTCTTGCGCATGATAACCTTCTGCTCGCCAGCAGTAACCTCGACAAGGTCGGGGTTCCCGCGAACAGCTTTAGGGACAAGCGCAGGCGCGAAACCTCTCGCGTCGTCGCCGGGGTCTACTAGGCGAAGAGCATCGCTTGCAGAAAGCCCGTTTTCCTTGATGGCCGCGATGCTGGCTGCGCTGTCTGCAAGCAGCGAGCGCCGGGCCGGCAGCATGTCTGGGAACATCTCTTCTGCCTGCATCTGCGCAGCTTCCGCCACTTTGCTGATGTCGGCCACAGATGCGTCTGTGTATTTGTCAGCCGGCACACCGGCAGCGTTCAGGATTTCATCGTCAAACGTCTTGGCGTTGAAGCCCATGGCGGCAGCAGCGAACTGGTCCGGTGGTAGGAGTTTCTTGTTGACCGTTTTGCCAGTTTTGATGTCAACAACTGAGATGTCATACTGGCCATCTTCTGTCTTTTTGATGGACATGTCACGGCCGTTCGGGATGTTGGCATAAGCAGCAATGGCCATCTTTGCAGCATTGTCGAGGTCGCCATTTTCAGCCGCGCTCTGTGCAAGAGCAAGGAACTGCTGCGAAGCACCCCGGTAGTATTGCACCATGGACGCAGCAGCAGCCTGAGCCTTCTCCGGCTCGCCCTTCTCCATGTAATATTGGTAGACGGTCCCCATCGCCTTCATGTTGCGCTCTGCAGGGGGCATCTGTTTGTCTGGGTCGATCTTGTCGGCCACCTGCTTCATCATCTGCGACGGGGCAGCGCCATACCCCTTGAGGTAATTCTGCCGGATAGCCTCAAGCTCGGGGTCGTCGATGGCACCGTCATCTCTGTCCATGCCGGCGTCCTTGATGGACTTTTTCATGCCATCACGCACAGCGCGGCGGCCTTGCTCCCACGGATCGTCGGTGGGCTCTTCCTTACCTTCGGAAGTAACTTCTCCCGAATAGTCGGGGGCCGGCACCGTAGCCTGCTCTTCGGGGATTGCAGTAGCAACCGGAGCATCGGCCGGGCGCTCTTCTGGGATCGGGGCCGCTTCGTCCATAGGCAGAATGAAGTCATCCGGCGCTGTCTCTTCGATCAGGCCGCCTGATGCTGCGCTGACTGCACCGTCGTCTGGGATGGCCTGACGGCGGCGCGAGCGGGAGTTGCCCTTGCGTTCGGCCCAACGGCGGAAGTCGCCAACGGTCATCCCGCGAAGGAACGGATTGGCACTTAGAGTTTTACGCCCAAGAACCTCACTTACCGGGGTGTCGGAAGAATGCCGGAGAAGCTTAGGAGCGTCGCCGGGTCCAAGAAAATGCGCTGCGTAGACAGTCCCATTGGTGACTGGGATGCCGGCCCTGTCGAGGGCGAGGGCGTTGTTGTAGGTAAACTGGCGGATGGCGCGCTCGTTCTGCTCCGGGTCGTCCCGGCCGTCATGAGTGAGGCCGAGCTTCGGGTGCTGCCTTGCAAGCTGATCCCACGTCCCGCGAAGGAACTGGTATGGCCCATAGGCGGAAGACTCCGAGTTCTTCGCACGAAGACGGCCGCCGCTCTCCGAATGCTTAACAGATGCCAGATAGTTCCGCAGGCTGAAATCGCCAGTGCTGGTAGAAGTCTGCTGCAGTGTTGCATCACCAGTGTCATTCAGGCTCTGCTCGTCGTCCGGCAGCGCTTGCGGCTGTGCGCGGTCAGTGGGCGCAACATACCCATCGCGCTCTCTCATCTGCTCTGGGTCGACGCCGTCTTTTGCTGCACCGATGCGCAGGGCATCGCGCTTCAGCTGCCTGTCCTTCTCATCAGCAGATTGCTGCTCTTCCCAACGGCCCTGTATGGTCCCGTCTTGCCGCCGGCGGTAATCGAACTCTTGTTCCCACTTACCCCGACGCCAGCTATCCTGCGCCTTGTCGTATTCGAACTTGTCGTCGCGATAGTTCTTGTCGTCGTCATGCCATTCGCCAGTGCGCTTGAAGTCAGCTTCCTGCTGCGCTTTCTTGTTCTTGCGCTCTTCGCGGTCCGAGGTCATCTTGTAACCACTCTCGAACGCCCCGACAAAATCTTTTAGTTCGGCACCGAAACCCATTTGAGTTACCTTTCGCGGTAATTATGCAGACTGGTAGACAGGAGCGGACTGCAAAGGCGGACCCTCTTCAGGGATGGCCCCGGTAGTCTGCTTTGCCATGTCGCGTTCCTTCGAGGCTTTCTCGATGAGGCCGTACATGTGCTTCTCGCCGTACCATGAAACGACATCGTCGGGGATGACGAACTCGCCAGCATTCAGGCGGGCGGGAACATCGTCGACGACTTCCCCGCCGGACGGGGACATCCCTTCGTGGATTACACCACCGCGCTGCCCATCGTCAATAGCCTGCTCTTGCACATACCCGCCGTCCTCGAACATGCCAGTAGCGAGGCCCCCAATGAGGCCAAGCGCACTGCCCCAACCGGACGACGCCTGCTGGTTTGCGTTGAACTGCTGGATCTGGTTGTTGTATCCCATGTTGAGGGTGTTGCCCCACTGGCCGACGGCTTGGTTGCCAGCACCCTGCCACTGCAGTCCAGTGCCCATGGTCTGGCCGCCGATGGATGTGGCCTGCCCTGTAGCACCAGATGCACCGGAGCCCATCTGTGCGGCTGTCTGGTAGCTGCTGGCGATCTGGCCGGGGTATCCACGGCCAACATTGATCGCTTCAGACCTGAGTGCGCGGCCAACGTCTTCGACGCGGTTGCTTGCAGCAGTCCCTGCGGCGGCCTGCGTGGCGGCCTGCGATGTGCGAACGCCGATGTCGAGGGCAGCGTAGCGTGTCGAAGACGGGTCGATGCCATACGCCTCTAGCTCGCGCTGGGCGTTCTCACGCTGGGCGGCGAACTGCTCGGCAACGCCGGCCTGCGCTGCGCCCATTTCCTCGCGGCGGCGGGCCGCTGTGTCATAGTTCTGTGCTTCCTTGGCGAGGTCTTTTTCGAGCGGCCGGAAATTGTTCTCGTAGAAGCGGCGATCTTCTGCAGCGTTCTTCGAGTTAACATCCATGTCTTCCAAAAAGCCGTCCACGACACGGTCGTAGACTTTGGCGTCCATGGAGTACTGTTCCTTGGCCCACGCGAGTTGCTGCTTGGCAATACGGAAAGCATACTTCGACGCCTTCTCCGATGCGGCAGCGACCTCTGTGTAGTCCGGCGGTTCTGGCGCGCTTGGCTTACCCATCGTTGGTGATCCTTCGTGGAAAGATTGTCTTTGGTTGAATTTTCAGGAAGCGGCATTCGCTGCGTTTCATCCGCAGTAATATCATATCGTCATCGGGAAATACACCCCCCAAGGTGATTACTTCCTGAAAGCCCAAGTTCTTGCAAAAGGACAGAGACGCCTTGTTTTTCGCCGCGACTTGGGAGAACGCTTGCGTGCAGTCAAGCTGGATAAACGGGTAGTCGAACATGACCCAAAGCAGATCCCTGTTGACCCAATTCGGGGCAAAGCCGGCAACATGGGTCAACAGGGATCCACCCTTGCCGGTGTAGTTTTCATAGACCGCGCCGCCCAAGAGAACACCGTTCTCGCTGCGGCTTATTACCTGCATGGTAACTTTTGTGAACGCCGATCCAATGGACGACATTATCTGCTCGCCGTGATCGACGTTGCCAGTGTTGATCATCGCGGGATGTCCTGTTCCGTGACTATGCCAAGCCGAACAAGGTCACCCCATGACACTGGACGGGCCTGTGCGCCCCGCTGGCCGGTCAGCAGCTCGACTGCCTCTTTCAGGGATGCCACAGACGCCTGCAGGGATCGAACGTCTGTGGTGGGCTCTGGGATGGCGGGAAACTTATACACCTGATAGCTCCTTAACAGAGGTGGCCATCTGGATGCTCTTCACCCGAACACGCCCCTCGAACTCGATTTGCCAGAAGTCGGCTTTGAAGCCGGATGGTAGACGGAACAACTCACCGGGCTTCCGTATCTCGCGGGCGGCGATTGTCTTTCCGTCTGCTATGATGCGGATGACCCCCATTTTTGTCAACGGGTCAAATGTCTGCGCCACGCTAAAATCCTGTGGTGCAGACGGCAGGTAATCCTCGTCCGTGTAGAAGAAAACTTTCAGGGCTGCAAAGTTGTCGATCTTTGGCGGCTGGAATATCTTGGACCGCCATGTGAACGGGGTTGCCTTATACCCCTTGCGCTGGTCGAGCCAGCATACCTTGCCATCGCGCACGAAAAGCATCTCGCCGGAATAGGCGTCGTTGTAGATCGAGATGATGTCTTTGTCGTCCGCCAGATAGGTGAACCCCATGTTCTGGTTTACAGGGTCAATCATGAACCCGTCAGATGTCCCGCCAGTGTCTTCCTGCTGCACCATGTTGCTCTGGAAGGCGTTCTGCTGGAACGCTGCGCTGGTGGCCGCCCCATAGGCGTAATATGCACTACCGAAGCGCCCGGCGTTCACCCGGCCACGGTCAACGATCTCACTCCACGTGTCATGGGAAATGAACTGGCTGGTGATGTTCTGTGCATAGCCGGAATTGACCAGAATGATGCCGTTTGGCGATGCGTAATAAACCCCGTTCTCTGTCGGAAGAATGGAGCCCTTCGTCAGGCATGGCTCGAACGCCGCCAGCTTTGATGTGGTGATCGATGACGGGTTGACACCGGCAGCTGTGATCGGGTTCCCCTTCGTGCAAACGACAAGGGTCTGGCCAATCACAGCTAGGCCGACGATGTCGAACTCGACGGTGATGGAGTAGACAGCTGGCCATGCGTGCGGGCGGTAGGCTTCCGAAAACCAAAGCTCGTTGTTGACAAAGCCTGCGATGATGCCATTCGGCATTACGACAAAACCATCAAGATCCGGCGGGGCAGTCCAGATCGTGCTTTCGAGGATCGGGTTGGCAGCGATATCCACGTCTTCGAGAATGTCATCGTATGTCTGTGCCGTGGACAGCGCGGTGACTTCCGCCACCATGTAATATGCCGCCGTCCCCATAGACGACGTGATTGTGCGATAGATGCGGATTTTCTTCACGTTGCGTTCGACGCCGAGGTCATTGGCACCGACGGCAGCGATGTGGACTGTGTAAGTCGCGTCTATCTTACCATTGACCAGATCCGGTCTACTGGCCGGGCCTTCCTCGCCGTATTCCGTGACTAGGGTAGTCACATAGGCGCGGGACACCAGCGTGGAAGACGAACCGCCCGCCAAGGTGACGTTGATGTTGCCCGGCTGCGGGACACCAAGCTTCCACGCTGGCTGCCCGGCAATGATGCGGGCGAGCGTGTTGTACATCGGGATTGAGGACGTTGATGTCCAGTAGAAGCGCTTGTATGTGTCCCCGGCCACAGGCGCACTGAAAAAATCAGTGTCAGCGTTCTCGAACTCGACCCATGTGCTCGAATAGAGATAAGACGGATCGCCATCGTTGAACGGGATACGGAATGCTGTTGTTGATGCGGGGCTCTGCAGGGTGTACAGCTCCGCTCGCGCTGGAAGGCCGTACATCGACCCGGAATAAAGCCATGCGTTTTCACAGAACGAAGCATTCTGGTCGGCAAGCAAATGGTCGTCGATTGACGGCATCATTCCTGCGAATGTCGGGAGTTTAATAGCTGCCATCTTATGCCCTTACCTTGCGAGGTAATCCAAAACCAACAAAGGGCGGCGCATAAAAACACGCCGCCCTTCAGACATAGCCGCCAAGGGCTTACTTGAGGTGG